TCTTGGCTTTTTCTGCTAAGTCAATAGTGTGTTTACTACCTTTCGAAAAACCGTCCCAAAAAACTATAACAACATCTGCTTCATTTACGATAAGAACGTTTCGTTTAAATCCGGCAGATTTACCATATTTATCCCAATCAGGATTGAAAATGATGGTGGGAATACCCTTTTCCCTGGCGAATCGTTCCGCAAGGGCATCCGCACCAAAAGCATGTCCACTGACGATTACATCTATTGTGTATTTTTTCATTACGGATTCAAGACAACGTTTCAAAAGTTCATAATCTTGAAATGTTCTGGATCCAACGACGGCAATTTTCATGCAAATTTAAATTTGAAATGTTTATGATGGTTATTTTTTCCAATAATAACTCTTTTTATGGCAGAAATATCCAAATTCAATTTTCTCGCCATTTCTCTAACACCCGTCCATTGATCAATAATCTTTCCGTTTATATCCATTCTGTAAAGTTTCTTGAGTATGTTTTTTTCCATAAAAAGGATTATTTTTACCAGTCATCCTTTATCACTTTTTAAATCTTTTGTTAAACTTTTCTTGACAATGTGCCAACATTCTCTGATAAGATTCAAGAAAATTGGTTTGACTCCATCCCCTACTAATATGGTCGTTGGTTTTTTCTTTCTTCTTCCAATACTTGACGTAAATCTTTAGACAATCAACGACGTATTTGAATTCACGTTTGGTCAACATTTTGGATACCACCGGAGTAATATCCGGTGGTTCTCCTGACTCTAACAAATCATCATCTGTTCCTTTGTTTCCTTCATCCTCCATGACCAAGGCAACGTTTGTTACACCATCGGTGTTGTATTGATTTGCATTATCGTTCAACTCCTTCTTTAAGAATCGTCGTAATTTTTTGGAATCAGGCTTTCTCTCCAACGATTGTAAAACATATCTACAATCCGCAGCACCGTCTGATTCTACCCAACTTGATAATCCCATGAATCCCATATTATTTATTCTCCAACCATTTGTATTGAAAGTCATGACTCAATTCGTGAGCCGCCATTTCTGAATGACTTATCAAGGTGTATTTGTCGTCTGTGTAATTCCTTTCAAGAATGAACTTTTCACAATTTTTAGGATTTTTCCAACGTTCGAATTCTTCGACCGATTTGTGAAACCATCTCATTAGGAAAAGTCTGAGTGTCATACCGTGTGTAATGATGACAACATTTCTAGGATAATCTCTCTTTTCAAAATCACGATGAAGAGTATTAAGGAAATCACTTACTCTATCATAAACATCGGCACAAGATTCTCCATCATTGAATCTGTAATAGAAGTGTCCGTAGTTGTCACGATACTCCTGCATTTTGTTTACCAAATCCAAATCATCTCTTAGATGTCCCCACTCTTGTTCACGAAGTCTTGGATCTTCATAAACACGGTCACAATCCTTAAAATGCTTGAAACTTTTAGCAATATGTTCAAATGTCCTACGTGTTCTCCAAAAGGGTGAGACGTAATATTGAATAGGAACGTCTCCGATTAATTTATGTATTTCTTTACCAACCCACATTGCTTGATTGACACCCTTTTCTGTAAGATCCAATGCATAGTCAGGAACGGTCTTGTAAATTTCTTTATTTACGTTGCCCATCGACTCGCCGTGACGAACAAGAATAATTCTATCCGGTTTCATAATTCTTTCAACTTATCTGAAATTTCTTTTCGTCATTTCTCAAAGCCCGTCAAAATTTCATCAGGAGCAGGCTGAGTATAATACAACATTCGTTGTTCTATGGATTTCTTTTCATTATCCATTCTTGCCAATTCTCTTTTCAATCATTCTGAATATTCCTTGTCGGTTTCTATTCGATATCCATAAATCGACATGTAACCACGACCAAGATTATTATCGTCTCCTTCGTCGTAGTCAAATACCACCACCACATCTTCAAATTCGGCAGATTTCTTTTTAATTTTAGTAATGAATTCTTCTAATTTTTCAATGGAATTATCCTTGGCAGGTGAATTAGAAAGGCCACTATATCCACCGATACAAATTCTTTTCCAAATTCGTTCTTTGGATAACTCACATGTATTTCGTTCTTTTTTCATACAAATGCTGTACCGTTTTTAGAAACTTCATTCCATACATCGGAATTGTCTCTGTCACTTATTATACCACGTTCTTCGTTCAATTCAAGTTTTTTTCCTGTCTTCAAATAGTGTTTATAGGCACGATCATATAACACAAGATAAACGGCAGCTGCGAGATTTGTGCAATGTTTTGATGGAATTTTGACAAATCGATGACAATGCCTTCTACTCACTTGGTCGATACTTCCATCCTCCGGCCCAAAAACATATACGGCATTTTCAGGATGTTCAAAATCATAAAGACATTCTGAATTAGGCAATAGTTCTATTGCCACAGGTGTTGCATCAGGGAAATGTTCAAAGGGATAATCAAATTGTCTTAATTCAACGTCTTTGTATCCTTTAAGACGTTCTTCTCTTGGAAGTCTCTCCCCTTCTTCAACTCTGACTCGATTGCCTGTCCACCAAACTTGTTTTGCACCGAAACAAGATGCGGCCCGAACGGCAGCACCAACATTCGCTGACCACTTTGGGTTTGTAAGAATAATTGAAGGACAAATTCCTTCTGGCTTGGCATTCTTTCCAAATATTAATCTCTTGTCTTTCATTTCTTTTCAGGTATGATTCCAATTACACCGTATATTATAGAGATACATTTCATGAATGGACTTTCGGAAAAATTTGGTGTTTCTATTACCGGAACAAAGTTGTAATATGGGGCATAATAAAGTCGATTGTTTGCAATCTCCGTTAGTGATCTTTGATTATCATACCTATTTTGATGTTCACTGTATGACTTATCTACTGATTGAATAACTTGTTCTCTCCAATTTGTAGGAATATTGAATTGACCCACCTTTTCAATGACGGTAGCTTTCTTTACATTTTTTACATGATAGTAACACCAATCGACATCGTTTTCATTAAACCCACCTGACTTATCAGACCTCCACTTTGAAATTTCTAACCACAGTTGACGTTTGACGAATCCCAAATTTTTATATATAGTATTCTTCTCTCCCCAATAGTGACCATCGGGATGTTCTTGTTCAAAAGTAAAACACCAATAATCACCAAGATAAATGGATAATTCATCCTTTTTATTTCTATAGACTCCACCAACTTCCATGTTGGATTTGCTGACTTTGGATTTCTTTCCATCTTCGGTTGCTTGTATTAATTCTTGATGTAATTCTGAACCAACACACACCAATTTCATTTGAGAGCCTACCTTACCCCAAATAAATTCACAATTAGGAACACCCTTTTCGATTTTACATTCAAGGATACAATCCAATAAAACGTCTTCTCTTAAATCGACATAATAATTGTTTTGACCAAACATTACTTTATAAGCTCGGCCACCTTCAGAACGTTTCTCCAAGGAAATGATTTTAACTTTAATAGGTTTGTTTTCTACTTCTAATTGAGAAGGCTTATGGCCTTTGTCATCATTCCAATATCGTCCACTAGCCCAAGACATTCCTGTTTCTATGGTTTTAGGTTTCAACGGGTCTGCAACAAATAACGGAATAACTGTTGGACCAACCTTAACAGTTTTTCTTTGAAAATCGTCCCACTCCCAATCGATTTGTTGTGGGACTTTATCTATAAAGATAACTTTTTCTGGAATATTTCCAATCATAATATTACAATTTTAATTTTCCCCAGCGTTTAATAGGAATTTGATATCCTGAATTGTTCTTATCCATATCGTTTTTATGGAAGAAAATATACAATAGAATCTGTGTCACTGTTAATACTATAGCAAATACCCAATAACTCCACGTCGGAGGTTCAATTGTAATATAATCAAATTTCTTCCAATCTTTGATTTGATAGTTTAAAACTACTTCGTCTTTTATTTTAGGTATAATACTACTATTAATAGGATGGTCAAACAATAGGCTTTCTAAATTTTTCTTAATTATTGCCTTTTCTGTCCACCCAAACACATATACCCATTCTACATTTTCTCCGGCAGCAAAACATATTACCAAATCATTTTTCTTTCCACCAATCCATTTTGCTTCTTGCCACTTTCCATAATCCGATGGAGTTCCTGATGGAAATCCAACCATAATTAAATTAATTTTGTGTGCCGTACCCAACACAGCATTTAACTGGTCCCATTCAAGAACCGATATTTTTTGTCGTGCAGTTCCGAGTAATCTATCCGTTGTAAATAAATCTTTAGTTTCAGGCCATGAAAAAACAGAAATATTTGTTGGAACAATTCCGAATGAAAACAAAGACGGAGCAGCCTTTACACGATTTTCAAAACTAACAGTTTTCGAGACGGGTTCAATCCAATGATTTTTATTTACAGCAATATAATCATTCGGGTCACCAGCAATCATTCGAGAGTTATGTTCAGATGTGGTTCTATTACCACGAACAGGTTTCACTTCTCCAAACTTTTTACACAAATATTGATATTTTTCACTGGAAATACTATAGCTTCCCAAAGTGGTATCCACGTTCCAATGTTCATTATGCCACCTAGACGTTGGTTCCCAATGGTCAAAAACTTGAATAGTGTAAGAACAGTCGTAAGATTTTCCTTCGGAGTCTGTACAAGTTTGGTGAATGGTTTCGGTTCTATACACCGCATATTCGTAATATTCTTTCCATCTTGAATACTGTTTAGGTTCAACTACTTGACCACTCCAAGTTTCAATATCACGAGTCATTCCGGCCACAGACAAATATTGAAAAACTAATGCTGTAAGGAGAGAAACAACAACTCCAATCAACCATTCCCACAAAACGATTCTTTTATTTAACACCCATAGAACCATTCCTATGAATATTGGTAGAAAAGAGAGAAGCCAGAATAACCACATAACTTTTTAAATGGGTAACAGAGAGAATCCTTTCTCTCTGTCAATTATAGTTAATTACTTGGTCTGTTCAAGTGGGGCTGGTGTTCTCTTGAACAACTGAGTTTCATCATCTTTTCTGGACTTGAAGGCATCTTCGGTTCGGGTAGAAGTGACGATTACCACGTCAATTTTATTTCGGCTGAGAATCATAGCATAAATAGTACCAGGAAACACATCAATGAGATTGTCATGTTCTCGTTTGAAATCCAAAATTTCTTTCTGTCTCATGGTGAATCCATCTCGTTCAGACGTAATAACGTTCATGAGCTTTTGATAAGTGGCCGAAGTAGGAGAAGCATCCGGAACAGATTCCTTAATCCACGCCATCATACGTCCCTGACCCTCAGAAGTTCGTGCAGCAGCATGAGACGTAAAGATTTCAACAAGGGCCTTTCGTTGTTCATCCGAAACTTCTGCCACTTGAGAAATGTTCTTCCACATCTTATCCATTTGATTCTTATTGTCTGTCTGTTTGTTGACAATCAAGTTACGAAGACGAACTTCTTGATTGTGGAACTTGATTCCACCAATGAGTAACGTAAGGATGAATATTGCACCGACGCCTAGTAATCCAAGAATGGACCCTATTATAATTAATTTTTTGTTCATAGTTTTGCGGTCTGTTGGTTATTATCTACTGTTCGGAATAAATCTACCACACTTTTTATATCTGTCAACCGAGTTTATTTTCCGTATTTCTTAATTCCTTCTTCTCCCCAACGAGAACGAAGGGCATCAAAATACTCTTCAGTCTTAATCTTGCACATCCAAACATTACCACAATAATTCTCCATTGGTACCAGTTCCTTTACAAATAACACCTTCAAATAATTTGAATTTGTTACCTGATCTGCTTCGAAGTTTTGAAAGCACAAGTCGTTGAATGGTTGAACATCGCCACGATATTAACTCTTTTTAACTTCAATGGAACATCCATCAAAATAAGGAACGTCGTGTTCACACTGTCCGTATCCTTCCAACCTAGAACCAAAATCAAAACCGAAATTTCCTACAACTTCATATCCTTCGGAACGGAGATGTTTTTTAATAATTTCTCCAATTTCCTCTTTTGAAAGTGTCAATGTAATTTTTGCTTTCATATTAATCCTCATTTAATCCCAATAGTTCTTTTTCTTCTTTCGTCAATTTGCTTAGTGCTTTATTTCTTTTTTCTTCCTTAGTCAAGTTTCTATCCAATTTTATTGGTTTATAGTATTCTTCATCTAAAAGATAGACAATATTTTTTATTTTTATAACGGTTCTATCTTGAACATCACCCGGACCTCCCCACCAGCCCATTTTTTCTACGGCTTTATTTACGGCGGCTTTATCGGAGGATACAATAATCAATTTTCCGTGGCGGCCAAAATCATCCACTGTTTCCCATCCAGCATATACTTTGATAATTTCGTGTTTCATAATTCAAGTTAGTTCGGTTTTTATAAAAGTCAATAGGGAAGTTAAATTACGGCTAAATTTTTTAGGTTGGTTATTTTAGAAAATTGAAAGCAACTCTTACATCCGTCTTGATTTCATTATTGTAATAATCTTTAATAATCGTTTTCATACAGAAAATAATTCGCTCACACTTTCATTTTTATTAATATTCAAGATTGCTTTGGCAAAAACAGGAGAAACGTCAACGGTTTCTAACATCTCCGAAGTTTCCAGTCTATCAGAAACAAAAGAGAAATTAACCGCGTTGGAAACAAAAAACTTATTAATGACGCCTTCGTTAAAAGCCTTATTAAGTCTAGGGAATGCTACAGAACGATTGAAACATCCGTGTGTCACGGCCACGTAAATTAAATCGGCACCATGATCTCTACAAGTCTGTGCTGCTTCAATCAAAGTTCCGACTGATTCCGTTAAATCGTCAATAATCAACACACGAGGATGTTTATTAACAACCGTTTGAATGAGTTCTTTGTGAGCTTCGTGAAGAGACGGAACTTGAAATCGGCCAACTATTATTCCTACTTCTGCTGTTTCATTTACAGTTTTCATAATCAATCACCTTATCTTTATCAGGTTGTTTTACTACTCGTCAAAGTCACTTTATCAAATATCTTCGTGTATCTTTGACACTAATAAGTATAGACCAAATTTTACAGGAAGGTAATAAATTATGAATATGATCTATTACTCCCAGTGGAGTATCCATAGAAAAAGATTCACAAGAAATGATGTGTGCTACGGTTATCATGCCTTTAGCATAAGAACCACATATATAACATTTATCCATTGAAATATTATGTAATTTAAGTTCTTTTCGAGCAAATCTACGTATTAATAAGGAAGACCGAGTGTTTGGAACATTTTTATTCCAATTCATTCCTTTAGTTTCTTTTCTTTTTTCTAGGCAATCATTTAATAATTTTTGATATTGATTGTTATTCATAGTAATATAGATTTCAGTTTATAATACATTTTTAGGATTGTCTTTGTTTTTTAATAATCTCTCTTGAATTTCGGCCGGACTCATAGACTTATCAACATACTTACTTTTGACCACACCACTTCCATCAAAGATTCCAAAAAAATTATCAAATAATCTATTGAATTGGTCGTTAGTAGCTTTATCTAAACAAATCTCTCTATCTGTTCTTCCGGGACGTTTTAAAGCTGGGTCTAATTTTTCAGGATGATTAGTAGTCATAATCAACAATCTCCCTTCACCACTCAAAATACCATCTAAAGCATTTAATAAACCGCTCATGGATACATTACTTATAGGTTGTTCTTTCTTTTCTTTTTCCTCAGTTTCACTATTGACACGAGTTTTGAATACCGCATCAATATCTTCAATGACTAATAATGAACTTGGTCTAAGATTACTTACTAACATATAAAGATCTTTATCGCTGACGGATTTATCTGCTAAACTTAAAAAGTAAATCGGACAATTAAGTTCTCCAGCCAATGCCAATATCAATGAACTTTTTCCACAACCCGGAGGACCAAATAAAAGATATCCTCGCCGATATGGAATTCCTTTATTTTTATACCATTCCTTTCCATCCATGAATTGCTTTGCGTCGCCAATTATATCATCCATTAAATTTCCGTCCAGAATAACATCATTCTTTGTCTTCGTTCCTCTTAACACTCTATAATGCCAATCTGACCCACTATTAATATAAGATTTTACACAACCTTCTCCAATAGATTCACCCACAATACGAGCATCTTCAATCATTTTGATTAAACGTTTCTTGTTTCGACCAAATGTTTGAAAAACAAAAGTATCATAATGGGCGGATGGCCAAGCAAATTCTACCTTTTCTCTTCGTCGTTCAAACCAAATGGGCCAACCATTATGGAATAAAAAATGCCTTCCAACTGCCGGGCTTAAAAACAAATCGTGACTATGGGCACTGTTCCAAAGACTGTTTAAAATGGAATGTCTTCCGTGTTGAAAATTTGGATGATTTGTTAAAAATTTAGTAATCCACTGAAATGCTTGGTCATGTTGAGGAATTTCCATTGTAACAAGAAATTTGTTTCTTGTCCATCTCCATACATGTAAAGGAACGCCTCTTAATGTTGCCAGTATGGAACCAAAGACCATTAACAATAATCCTCCTGATGCTAATGAATTCTTATCTAAAAACTGAACAAGTTGCTCCCACATATTATTAAATCAATTCGACATAATCGATAATATCATGACAAGATGTTGGAAATTTAGAAACCATTTCTGACGGAATAATAATGATATCTGTGGACCAAATTCTTCTATAAAAATCAGGGTCAAGTCGTTCTATTAACATACGATTAAATCTTTTGATGGCCAGATATAAGCCAAATTATTTGGTGTACCGGGAAAATACTTTGTGTAATATTCAGGAAGCTTTCTTATCAAATTTGATTGATGAGAACAATGAAAATTGTTATCGCCAATCCAATATGGGATCACAACTGGTAAATGTTCAATATTACATTCAATTGAACGAAACTTTGGATAACACGTATCACGAAATCCTCTTGCAGACCATTCATTGCAAATGTTGAATCCATATTCTACCAAGCTTCGGTCATATCCCCTCCACATTTGAACGGCAGGATGATTATACCAAGGAGTTTTTCTTACAGTTGGTGTTTTATTTTTTTTAGATTCATTAAATTCCTCAAGATTACAAGATTCCCAAACAGGAGTGTTATCTTGTCTATAATTAATCAACATTTGATACGGGCCAATGGCTAATACTTGAAGTATCTGTAAGGCTTCTACTCTTTGTTTTCCTAATCGTTTATTATCCAAGACTTTTGAGGTCTGAACAAAATCGGGATAAGGTAAGAATGTCTGCATATAAATCTTTTTTGTGTAACCGTTCAATCATATACAATAGACCACATCTATGATTTCGTCAACCGAATATAATATGTTGAAGGTGTTGTCATTTCATCTTATTGTAATTCAACTATGAAGATTCTTAACGAATTGGTTGATACGGTTGTTGAAGCAGAGGTTATTCAAAATGAAGACAGAACTTTTTCATTGAAAATGACTCCGAAACTTTATGAAGACCTTTTCACAATACAAGCCAAAGTTGATTCTATGGAAAGAATATTGACAACCATGAGAAATGACAGTGCAGAAAAACATTCAGATACTCTCGTTGGTAAAATGGTTGTTGAATACTCTGATGCACTATTAAAATTAATAGAATGAAAGATTTAACTCCTGAACTACAGAATTGTATCAAGTCGGATTTTGTAAATTATGTTCCGCCTTCGTGGGATGTATTGTTTATGAGAATGGTATATCTTATTTCTACAAAATCAAAAGACCCTTCTACAAAAATCGGGTCTGTCATTGTTGGTCCTGATCACGAAATAATAAGTGTAGGATATAATGGTATTCCAAGAGGCGTAAATGATAATGTATTAGAAAGATTTGAAAGACCGGAGAAATACAATTACTTTGAACATGCCGAACGAAATGCTATACTTTCAGTAGCAAGGGTCGGTGGCCCATCATTAAAAGGGTGTATCATGTACACACAATCAATGCCTTGTTCAGATTGTGCAAGGTCGGCAATACAATCCGGAATAAAATGTCTAGTTTTACATAGGCCATACGAAAAAATATTTGATTATCTTGCTAAGAGTTGGCAAAATTCTTGTGACGCCGCAGCGATTATGGTTCAAGAATCTGGTATAGAAATAAGATATGTAGAAGAATTTGTCGGATGTGGAACATACATCCGAGGAAAATATATTGAGGTATAATATGAATGATGATGCATCGATGGGTGAAGTTCAAGTAGTTCAATTTAAAAATGTTAAATTGTTGAGATTAGGCGTACCAAACAAAAACGGTACGGTTTATACAAAGGAATGTGTAGAAAAGGCTCTAGCAAAAATGAATAATGAAGAGGATAAGGTCATTGTTCATAATGTGTATGCCGAAAATCCCATGCCAGTTGGCATGATCGAAAATCTGAGAATTGAAGGGGATTTATTAATGGCTGATTGTTTATTTAATCCTGAATTTATCAAATTGATTGAAGGTAAGACTATAAATGTAAGACCTATTGGACAAGGCGTGTTTGATGAAAACGGAAAATTAGAAGATTATACTATTAGTGGGCTGACCGTGGTTTATCAGCCACAATAATTAGTTAACGGCTACGTTGGTATAGTCTCCCTTTATTGCCCACTCTGCAATATCCTTGAGGGTCTTTAGTATATTACGTATCCATTCTTCTTTTAATCCAAAGTGATGTATGGTGGCTCCACGCCCGCCTTTTTCGGTTTTATCTGGAGTCACTAAAGATTGAATCTTAAAATCATTATCTTCCACCATTTCTATTCGTCTTAATAATTCTTTTGCTGGAACAGTAAAAGATGGTTCATCTTCGTCCAAAGATGCATCATTGAAACTTAGTAAATCTTTAAATATTGCTCGTGCCGTCCTATAAGTAATACTCAAATCCGGAGGCATATCTTGTTCAGGAGTTTTTAAAACCGGAATTCTAATTACTTGAGATTTGTATGTACCGCTTTGTTCCGGTCCTTTAAACGGACCGATTTCAATTCCTTCATCTGTTAAATAGTATTTAATAGCATTCAGAAATACGTTCATTAATCGATTGGGGATTCCACTAATATAAAAGTTTATTGTCCCTGAATCTTTATCAAACGAATCACCATCAGGAGCAAAAGTTTCTCCCTTTAATCCTATTTGTTTATACGTTTCTTTTTCTTGTTCTGTAAACTGTTTTTCTATGATAGGAATTAAAACTTTATCTTGTAAAAAGAAACAAAGGTCTAAAATAGTATTCAATCTCCGTTCGGTTACATCCGGAACAAAAACAGAAACACCTTCATAAATGGCATCTTGTTTGGTCGATTCTTGAAGGCCAACGTTTTTATTGATTTTTAATTTATTAATACCTCTTGAACGCATTAAGGATTCTACAGACAGTAATTTTTGAAGTATTTTTCTTCCTTCTTCAGTCTTTACGTTGGTTCTTAATCCTATAATTAATGATTCTATTTCACTTCTGTAGATGAATGAAGTTTGTTTTGCGTCATCAAAGATTTGATTGACTGCACGAAGCCATTTGGATTCTTCTGAATGACCTACTCCTAACTCGGAAAGTAGTTCAAATATTAAAGATTTTAGGTCCGGCTCCGTCATAATGATATAAATATTATCATTATGAGTAAAGAAACGATAATATCAAACAAAAGGAAAAGATTCTTCTCTATCAAGTTCCGACTGAATCAACCTCTCTGCTAGAGATTTTGTTTCTATTTTGTGTCTTCTTGTTTCTAGTTCTAATAACCTTTGTAACCGAATATTTTCACGTTTAAGTTTACGATTTTCTTTCTGTAATCTCAACACTGCAAATTCAATACTTTTATCTCTCATAATTATAATTAGTTCGGAAGATTCCCATTGCAATACCGGCCGCCGTTCCAACATTCATAGAACGAACAGAACCATAAGCCGGTATGGTTACAATTGCATTACACCCTTGTAAAACGTCATCTGATAGGCCGGCCTGTTCTTCTCCTACAATAATTATGGGATTCTTTGGCCATCGGAATTCAAAAAGATTCTCCATTTTATAATTAATATTGTTTTCCAAAGCGATAGGGATATATTTGTCTTCGATTGACGACCAAAACTCTGCCAGTGAGCGACAATAATTCATCGGAGTGTAGTGTTGGGTGCCTACCACACCCCTTTTGTCCCAACCCTTGCTGCCTTCAATATAGAATACTTCACGAAAACCAAAGAAATTTGCAGTTCTTAGAACATTTGAAAGATTGAAGTCGCCTGTCGCATGCATCATTGCAATGGCCGCAGGAATGGTGTTTTCGGAACAATAATTCTTAATTGCTTCGACTTCAAGGTTCTTTAGATGGTCGCGGACATTCATGACCAAATATACCATCTAAATATAAAAAGTCAACTCAGAATAATTCGTCGATTAAGGTTGTTAAATAAGAAACATTTACTGCACTTGGGTCGGTAGAACGAAGCTTTGCCAAAATCTCATGGAAATAGGCCATATCGACTCCGGTTAATTGTTCTTCCAACACCTTAAAATCTTTGAGATTCAGTTCACTCAACTGCATCAAAATCTTTAATAATTGGCCAGCATTAATGTGCCATCCACGTTTAATAAACTTACGAATTCGACAAACAGAAGCGAGCGGATATTTTGAACCAATATAAACCAATTCCTTTGTTAATAAACATTCAAGGGCCTTTGGGTCAAGATGAACATCATTATCCCAAGAAGTCCAATAATTTCGACAATGAGCAAAATCATAGTTTTCATGAATGACTGAAGGTTCGCCATAAAATCGAATAACAATTTGAACTTGGTCAGTCAAGGTAATTGCGTTAGAAGAAAGGAATACCGGTTTGAATTTTTTCTCAGAATTCTTTCGGAGTTGATTAGAAATGTCAACCAATCCTTCGATGTAATTTCCACCAGCATCTCTCATTGGGACACCAGACATTTCAAAATATTGGTAAGAATTCTCACCGTCTTCTACAGATGAAATTCCAGCAGACTTAGCGACAATTTTGATTCTATCCCCCTCTTCTCTAACAGAAATCGGAACGGTGATTCCGGTATTATCATTTTCAGGAACAGATTCTACTTCGGCAGTTTCAGTGATAATATCCGCTGCTGCTTCACCAACAAGGTCTTTGGTGTCTTGTGCCGTCTTCATAGCTTCCTTATCCTTTAGAAATTGTGCCACATAGTATTTAGCAACGGCTAATGTAGTTTCCTTGTTTCTAAAATAAAAATCAAAATCATTCACGTCTTCATTGAGAAGCATAGAAGCAATCGCTCCTCCGGTCATGATTGTATTTTTCTCAACCAATTGTCGAACCGAATCATCGGTGATAGTTTTAACCCACTGATTAAATTTGCTAGTAATAATTTTGTTAATTGTTTTAGTTTTCATAAATAGTGTGTGTAATTTTCTCTAAGATAAAAAGTCAAGGGTTACTCTTTTCTTAAAAAGTAACTAGGAGGCAATACATAGAACATGTATTCTTTTTCAAGACTATCAGAACCATTATTTTTACCATCAAGTTTTCCATTCTTGCCTTCCATTCCATTTTTTCCGTTTCCTTGTTCGCCGTTTTTGCCTTGACCTTTTCCCTTACCTTTACCTTTTGATTTTAATTCGCCTCGTACTATTTGACCCTTAGCGTTAGAAGGCATTACATTCTTTTGTAATTCTTCATGTAGTGGTCGAGAATATGGAAGACGAAATAATCTAGGTTCAGATCTGTCTGTTTTATAGGCAAAAACATTCATTATCAATGAATCGTATTTTGTAGGAATAGACTCCAATAAAAGATAGATACTACCATCAAATTTTAATTGTTCGTTTGGTTCTTTAATTACTACATGTCTGATAGCAACGACTTTTGGAACATATTTATCTTTAGCTGCCCATCCCATAGCTGATTCCCAAATGGAAGAAAATAAAGCACAAAACAAAAAAAACATTGAAATGACAAAAACTTTTAATGTCAATGGCACGGTTGATTCTTTAAGAATCCAAAATCCTAACGCACATAGTAAAATAAGTGTTATAGATAGAGCAATAAACATAGGTTTTCCTTATTCTGGATGATTATATGGTTCAGGTGTCGCTGGTGGTTCAGGAACATTTTGTGAACCATTAATACTATCTTGTTGTGGACCACTAAATTGTGAATCGTGATGTTCTTGTAAGATAGAAGTTGGTAATTCATTTATATCCGTGATGTTGTCGTTCTTATCTACGGAGAATCTAAAAAAGGTCAATTCTTCTCCGTTAGTTGTGAATTCCTTTTCTCTTTCGATAACAATACCATAAGGTTTTGTTTTAATTAATCGAACCTTAGCCTTTACATTCCCTTGTGAATTTTTCATATTATAGGAATGAACATTAACAATGTATTCTCCCTCAAAAGTTCCACGAATGGATATCAACTCTTCATTGACTTTATTAACTACTTCCCCAAGTTCGTTTACTTCAGTAGTATTGGCTCCCAAACAGTCTCTATTAAGAGAGAACAAACTTCCTTGTCCTCCTTCTCTCGTTTTGAATCCACAAATATGTCCCTTAGAATCTTTGGACCATAAATCTAAATCTGTCGGACCTTCCCACGTCAAAACAACTTGAAATAGAACGTTTTGTTGAAGAGCAGGGTCGGCATCCGATTTAGTCACTTTTAACAAAAGAAAAACAGCAACAAGTGTTAAAATGAAACTAAATAATACATCAATGAATGGAACGATTTTTTTATTCATGGTGAGTAATCACAAATTTCTGTAATTGAAGGAAAATCGACGTTACAATACCAACCAGTGTGGTATAGAATGCAGTCGCCAAACCAGCACGAAGAGAGATGATGACTTGTTCTGGATTTGGAGCTTGTCCACCAAGAGAGTTATACATCATAATACAGAAACCGATGATCGTTCCCAATAAACCCAACACGAAGAAATTATCTGAAAATAAATCCAATAGAGCCAATCTCTTTGTAACCAATTCCTTTTTTAAGGATTTCAATCTATAAGCCAAATATCCAGCAACGGATGAACCCAACACATACAATATCATAAGAATCAAACAAATGTAAGATTGGTCGTTCTTAATGAATAATTCTATCAATCCTCTATTGTATGCAATAAGTCCGCCAGCTATACTGGCAGCAAAAATAATGAACCATTGAATAAATAATTTGTGAGGATTGGATTTAAGAAGTTTTGTTTTTTCAGTTTTCATTTAATGTTAATGTAATTCGATATTGGTGAACGTCAAAATATAAGAAACGATTACTCGTTCCAATCATATTCGCTTCTAAGATACTCACTAACAATGGATGGTAAATATTTTTGTTTTAACTCGTCAACAATAGAACGTAAATTTTCCAAAGCGTCGGATAGTAACATTCCATCATCTACGTTATGAGATTGAACAGTCATCATTGCGTCATGTAAACGCATTTTATCAAGCGAATTCATAATTTTATTTTAATTTTATTTTCATTCCAAAACGATTTAGCGGCATTACTGTATTCAGTATTCAGTATCACACACATTACAAACACAGAGCCTCAATTTGTTTGGATTATCAATTTCTATTGGTAAAAACATACTATTTGGAATGCCTATAGAATCTATCCACGATATACTTGATTCGTTAATTGTAACAAAACAATATATTTGTCTTGGTCTTTTATCTTTCCTACAAAATACACAAATACCTAAACATTCTTCATCTGGTGTATTAAAAAATACATCAAAATTATCTTTGATTTCTCGACTCATTTCTTTTTAATATCATTCATCGTTTCTTCTATTTCAATTTTAGAATGTACGATTTTCGATGTAGTATCAAATAGGGACATCCCGAAAATTTTATCAAAAATACTCTTTTTATCGTATTCTCCGTTAGAGTCAGCAAATCCTTGATTATAGGCTTTCTCTAATTCTTTTTCAAAAGATTGAGTCGATATGTTTATCTTTTTTGATTGAAATAAAGCCTTATTAGCTTTCTTAAGTCCATGAATATAATTTCCAAAACTGTTCATACTCGTGTTTGGGTTAAAAGTGGTTGGATTATTTCAGAAATGTTATCTCATGTTAAAGATTGACATGACTTTATATCCGTTATCATAAAGGACAATAAAAGAAATTCAATGGAAAGTCAAACTATAAAAATGATTTAGAATGAATTGTGAAGAAAATATACTTGTCCCCGATAACATTTCATGATACCGGTTTCCTTGCTAAAGGGCGAACGATTTAGGAAATAAGTCTTAGCTGACTCGTATCCTTTTGTCGTCCCTCATAAGGACAAGTTCGACGGAACAAATACCGTCTGTTTTTCATTCGACTGACCGTGTGAGGCGTCACCCTCTATATCTACCCATCAGTTAGGCCGGGCCATAGTAGGCATCAGGTCGCTCTGCGTCCCGATTGGAGTTGACTTCTCCGACCATTTTTCCCCGAACGAAATTCTACAAATTATTAGTGGGAATGTATTGTAAGGTGATACATTCAAAATATGTCACACAGAATCCTGCCGGGTGCTTCCTCGCTCGTCCGAACACAGACCAACATATTCTACTTCCACCAAATACTGAAAAAAATGTTTGAAACGGTATCGGCCTTATTGCCATTGTAATCCGTTTCAAACATGTTGGGTATCCTATATTATTGAGTTTTCCACGGCTTTAGCAACGCATCCGATAGAATCGGAGAACTACTCAATTTTTACGTTTTTGTTTTCTATTCCCATCGCCCTAACCGATGGAACAAATTGGTAGTCCTGTAGCGAGTCGAACGCTATCCCGGCACTGATCTAGTGCGAATGTTGTTATAAGCAACACGTCCCTCCAAGGGTCAGGACCATTTTAAATCAATTTAATCGGTCAAAATATCCCGTCGCCAGTCCCACAAAATATAAGGCGATAAGACCGATTAATGGAATAATTAAAATTACTGTCATAAATTATCTTCTATTCAAATTTCGACTTCGTTTTAACGGAAGCCAACGATTTGCAAATTCTTCATTATTCATTAACTTATGTTTAAAGTAATCAAAGTTGCCTGCCATTGGCTGACAATTATCAACATACCTTTCGTATGCTGTATTTAATTCTTTATCAGAATACTCGATAATTCTAGTTAATTTCATAAATCATAATGGACTTGGTTGCCTTACTCTTCTTTGGATTGGGGTCTTATACCGTCATCTAATCGTTCCGCCCATTAGAGAACGTTCATCTGTAAATAAGTATAACAGACTTTTAAGTATTGTCAAGAAACAATTACAATTACAACAGGGGTGCTAGGCGTGGATGGTGGTTCAGTTGGTGGCATAGGTATTTATATAAAATTAAGAAAACACCCCCGCTTTTAACAGGGGTGTTTTTTGGTTTAATGTATTGTCAATTAGGAAACAATGACTGTAACAGATGGGGTTTCAGGAGCCGAAGGAAGACCGGGGGTACTTCCAACTCCAGAGAAACCGCTGTTGCCAGCCAAATTTTGAGCCAACACTTTGTAAGCATAAATGCCGGGAAGTGGATTCAAAATGTCATAGCTTGGTGATGGCGAAGCCAATACCGTAGCTTTGAAGGTGAAACTTGCACCATTTACTGATTCCCATAATTGATAACTAGTTACTTGTTCAGATGGGTTATTTGCTGCCCAAGTGATGTGTATAGTTGTTGCCATAATTAATCCTTTTTGTTAATTCGTATCCGTCATTGGATACAATAATAAATAGATATAATATTAACATTTATTGTATTTTTATAAAAATAAATTTACTTGATGGCGAGGGGTTTATGAAAAATGAAAATGGAGCGGGTAGAGGGAATCGAACCCTCGCGTGAGCATTGGAAGTGCTCCAGGCTACCATTACATCATACCCGCGTAATATTCAATGGTTTCGGTTCCTAGTCACTCAATTAAGGTAAGCTACAGTCTTACCACCATCAAAATTGGAGCAGGTAACTGGAATCGAACCAGCACTTCAGCATTGGCAATGCCGTGGGCTACCACTACACCATACCTGCAATCTGATAAGTTCGGATGCCTCTTATTTGGGATTTTCTTACACCGATATCGGATACTAATGTATCACAGTTGACTTATCAAAAACTTTAAAATTCTACTTCGGCCGAAAGACAACCACCAATCGGAATTCCGCCGATAGTGATTTTAGCCATTTCCTTTATTGAGAAACAGCCGCCGATTTTTACAAATCGACCTTCTTTGGCTACATTTTCGCCTTTAATCATGGTAATACATATACCACCAAAAATAAAAAATGTCAAGCATTTATTGGTTTTTATAAAAACATTGACAAATTCACAAAGTCTATGTACCTTATGGTAACAATGAAAACTTACTACGCAGAAAGAACACAAAGTTGTGGCGAGGAAAATGTTTGGATTTCTGAAAATGGTGTTGACCGATTGCTTCCGGTTGAACCAAGTATAAAGGTTATTCATCACGCACCAGGATTTCAATGGGGTTATGCCGGTTCAGGCCCCTCCCAATTAGCTTTAGCAATTCTTTTAGATTTTACTAAAGGTAACATTCAAATGTCTAAAGATTTTTATCAACGTTTCAAGTTTGAGTTCGTTGCAAAATGGCAAGATTCATGGAGTATTACAGAGAATGAAATACACGCATGGATAAAAGAAAATTTTGACAACATTCTTGATAAAAAAGATGAAGATAAAAAGAAATTTGGAATGTAAATAGAATCGGAGTATAAGGCAAAATATGAAAGTCGAAATTCGTAATATAATATTGTTTATATGTTTGATTGGATTTTTAATTGTAGGTACTGGATGTCGTTCGGTACTTCCTTCTGAAGTAAAACAAACAAAGATGCCGTGGAAATCCTACGAGGAAGTTCAACGTGAGTTTGATAAAATTGTTCCTGGTCAAACAACTATGGCAGAATTGAAAGGATTGGGATATAACATAACTAATACCGCAAACATAAAAATTCTTACATATTTAGACCTTATCCGAATCTTTATGCCTAACGCAAGTATTACTTTGAGTGACCTTCACACCGAAGTTAGAAAATGTATTGAGGCGAAGGATGAATGTCATGCTTATGAATTGGATGTAGAAGTGGTCAATAAAAAACGATATGGTAATGTGGCATCCGATATATTTGGATTTAATAAAAATACTAAAATAACAGGATGGAAATTTCGAGCATTGATTCTCATAAGAAATGACAAGGTTGTATATAAATTATGTTCAGGAACGCCTGCCATAGATATGGTAGAAAGAAAGAAGAATCCGTTAGGACCATTTCAAGAATTGGATGATATGTTAGGCGGAGCAGTAAAATCGGCCACTAAGTTTTAAGGAAAAAATAAAATAGGTTATGAAAGAAATAAAATACAATAGGGATTGTGGAATTGTTGAATGTTGTGAGGAAAATTGTCCGTTTCTAAGAGAATGTGCCAATCACAGAACGGCTGGAGATTTCAGAACGGAAGATGGAGTAAGACCGAGACTTCATTATCGACTAGGCAAATTAATGTGTGAATCCATTGATAGCCCAATCGATGAAAGATATCTTCCATATCAGACTTATCCTGTGATTTGTGACCCTCGTGTTGATGATTTAGCCGCAGTCACTTGGCATCAAATAATCGAAAAGACGGATGCCTACGAAATTTAAAAAACCTTCTTGACTTTTTACCAATTCATCGTAAACTGTTTACTGAATATTACGGTGGAGTTCAAAGAACGCTGTAAAGATAAAAACAAACAATAAACAAGTTAGAAAAACTCAGTATATATGAATACACTCAAGGTTACATTGTCGGCAGTCCTCGGACTGGTTATTCTCTCGTCTTCTGCTTTCGCCGCTCCGAAGGGCGCAGAACGTCTCGCAACCCGAAACACCACTACTACGGTTACTACTCCGGCTTCTGAAGCCCCAGTTTCCGCTGTTCGTGGAAACAACACCGTTCTTCAGAGTCACATCAAGAGTCTCGGAACGATTGGAAAGACCGGTCGTTACGAAGTCACTCAGGTCAAGGTCCGTGGATGGGATACTCCGAACCTCGTTTCGGTTTTCGTTTATGACCGTGAAACCGATACGCTCCTTGTCACCGGTAACGCTTCGGCTCCCGGCCTCGGCGTGGCTGTCGTGAATGGTGCCGCTCAAGTCGGCGGCAACTTCTTGTTCGGTTCTAACATCAAGCCTGACCAACAGAACATCAGCAACGATTCATCGTCTAAGTCACATGGCGGTACTTCCGTCTCTGGCGCTGTTTCCGGTTCGAGTTCCAAGTCTGGCGCTGTCTCTGGTTCAAGTTCTTCTTCCTCTTCGAGTGCTAAGAACAACAACACCAGCGTAAACGTTAATGACAACAATGCAAGTGCTAAGGTCAATAACAATAACGTCAATGCTCAGAGCCAAGGTCAAGGTCAGTTACAAGGCCAACAGCAGGGTCAATCGGCCTCTGGCGGAAATGGTTATGGCTTCGGCGGCAACGGTGGAAATGGTGGCAACGGCGGCAATAACACCACCCACAATAATAACAACAATCACAACAACAACAGTAACAGCAACAAGAACTAATAAAGTTCCGTTGTTTGTTTAGATATTGGGAGAGTCGAAAGACTCTCCCTTTTTGTTTGTACATACAAAGGATATGTGGTCGGAATCATCGAAGGATTAATTTTGGCGTTTTCAGGAAATTGATACTATATATTAGACGGAACAAAAATTCACTTGACACAACCCGAAGTTGGTGTATAGTGATGTTATCCGAAATAGATTTAAGATACGCACAGCATTAATATCTTATCAAAGAGAAAAAACGTATCTAGCTTATTTAAGGTAGGAACAGCATAGAAATATTGTCAAAAAACACTACCTAGTATCTTATAAAGAAAGGAACAAAGAAGTATGAAAAAGAACACGAAAATCAAAAAGTCTCAAGTCTCTCCTGCGGTTGGTAATGCCCTTGTTGCCGGATTAGCCAAAGTTAGTAACACTACTCTAACAGAGAATGGTGCATTAACTAATAAGAGTACTCTTTCTCATACGTTGGATTTCTTCGGTCAAGGTGGAGCACTTCGCACCCGCGAAGAATCTGATATTAATTCCCTATTTTCTAAAGCATTTGCTGAAAACCGTCTTGCAGCAATGAAGACTTTGTTTTATTTGCGTGATGTCCGTGGTGGACAAGGTGAACGCAAAACTTTTCGCACAATCCTTCGTTGGCTCGCAGTCAATCAACCAGAAGTTCTTCGTAAGAACTTGGAAAATGTTTCATTTTTTGGTCGTTGGGATGATTTGTATTCTCTCGTTGGAACACCCTTAGAAAATGAGATTTTCAAAATCATTGCTCTACAGTTAACGAATGATATGGTTGCAATGAAGAAAGAAGAATCGGTTTCATTGTTAGCAAAATGGTTGAAGAGTGAAAACACTTCTTCCAAGGAATCGTGCCGCCTTGGCCGTTTGACTCGTGAACGACTCGGTTTTTCTCCAAAGAAATACCGAAAGACTCTTTCTGCTCTCCGACGTTATATCAACGTCGTTGAAGTTAGTATGTGTGCAAATCAATGGGACAACATTGATTTTAGTAAGGTTACTTCCAAAGCAGCATTAACTTATAAGAAAGCGTTTGGTAAACACAATCCAACCGGCTTTGAAAATTTCTTGAAGAAAGTCGAATCAGGAGAAGTCAAGATTAATGCAGGTGCATTATATCCTTATGAAATTCTTCGTTCGATCATTCATGAAAATGATAATATGTCTCTTCGTAGCTTAGACCTTCAATGGAAGTCAATGCCTAATTGGGTGGGAGATGAAGATAATTACTTTATGGTTATTGCGGATACGAGTGGCTCTATGGCTGGATTACCTATATTAGTTTCTGTATCTTTAGCTTTATATCTTTCCGAAAGAAATGTTGGTCCTTTTAAAGATTGTTGGATTAATTTTAGTAATAATCCAACATTTCAAAAAGTTATTGGAAATACTTTGAAAGAAAAATGGGAAAATATTGACAAAGAAAATTGGGATGGAAGCACAAATCTGATTTCTGCTTTTGAATTGATTTTATCTACGGCCAAAAAATTTAATGTTTTACAAAAAGATTTACCTAAAAATTTAATAATAATTTCGGATATGGAGTTTAATATTGCTTCCGATAGTAATGATAAAACAAATTTTGAAATGATTGAAGAAAAATATAAAGAAAATGGATACATCATACCAAAGTTAATATGGTGGAATGTAAATTCAAGAAATGATAATTGTCCTATTACCAAAGATGATAACGGAACGTGTTTAGTTAGTGGATGTTCTCCGTCTATATTCAAATCAGTATTGAGTGGAAAAGAATTTAATCCTGTCGATGTTATGTTAGAAATAATCAATAAAGAAAGATATGATAGAGTTATGATTTAATGAAACTATTAAATCCTTTTACTGCTTCTATTTCTGAATTAAATCTTTCGGATATAAATCTAACATTGTTTTTAGACTGATAATATCTCCACATTTTTGTGTCTTTATCATACGAAATATTTTTATGAATGGAAGATTTAATATGCAATTTCTTTTTAATTCTTTTATATATTTTGTATTTTCTTTTCATTATTAAGTTTGTAGGATTAGAGTATAACCATTCCATTACTTTTACTATTTGATTCCTACCTCTAATATAAAGATTGTATATAGAACCAATTGGTTGAATATTTGGTTTTATATCTGTTTCTTTGGTTATTATTTCCGATATTTTATTACATACATCATGTGTTCCGCATATAGAGAATCCGGGTTGTTGTCTTTTACTATTTGTTATAAAAATAGACCCGTCTCCCTCAAAATATCCTAGTATAAAATATTTTAACAAATTCTTTTTTAAAAAATCAGGAAAAATTAATGTTAATGACTTTTTTTGTGGACATTTACACTTTTCTAATCCATCCTTTATTTTTTTATTAGATATAACTAAACTTACATATTTATTATTTATAAATTTTATTGGATGAGAAGATTTTAATTCTTTTTTTATTTTTCTTAAATAATTTTCATCTTTTTTTGATATTGTTATTCCCAATCCTCTACCAGTATTATAACCATCTGCATAAATAAATCCTAGTATTTGTGATTTAATCGGAGAATCCATACAATCAAAAAAAGTTTCATCGATTTTATATTTTTGTTGACATTCACTAAATGTTCGCATTTTAATGTTTTCTTTTTTTAAAACTCTCCATGTTCCACTAGCAGTAATATTGTAATCCCTTGCGATTTCTACGGTATTTTTTCCTGATTTATATTTAGTTACAATATCAATTTTATCTTTTTCAGTTAATTTTCTCATATAAATTTTCAAGTCAAATGCTGTATGAATAACTATAAAACATAAATCGTATAAAATTTATTATAACTTTACATTCTTCTAATACGGAGTAATTTGATTTATATGAATGATGAAAATCCGTTGGAAGCTTTTGGTGATGAAAGTTCTTCAAAAGCACGAAGATGTAATGACGCCGTAGAATGTCCACCCACTCCGGCTCTTTCCACTGAATCCGAATCAGAAGCAAGTAAGCTTTACAAAGCTACCAAATTGGTTCAATGGGCTATTTGCGGAGCCGATATTTTTAAACCCGTTGCCGATACTTCTAATATTCTTTCCCCCGGTATTTATAGTATTCTAACCACACAAGAACATGGTATTATTTTTCAAAAGAAACAACTTCAAGTTGATGATCTTCTTATGTTTCCAGATAGTTTATCTGATAAAATATTAAAAGAAGTTGTTCATTTTTGGTCATCCGGTGAATCGTTCAAACACTATGGATTCTTGCACCGAAGAGGATATATGTTATGGGGACCTGCTGGTTCCGGGAAAACATGTCTGGTACATCAAATTATGGCGAATATTATATCTTCAGGCGGCATTGTTTTTCAATGTGATAGTCATCCAAAGACATTTAGTATGGGTTTACAATTATTTAGACAAGTAGAACCTTCTCGGCCTACAGTTTGTTTATTTGAAGATATAGATGCCATTATTAATGCAAGTAGTGAAGATGCTATTCTTTCTTTGTTAGATGGTGAAAATCAAATTAATAGAGTTTTAAATGTTGCGACTACAAATTTTCCAGAAAGATTAAATCGTCGTATTGTTGCTAGACCAAGACGGTTTGATAGAGTTATTCTTGTTGATATGCCTCCGCCTGAAGTAAGAGAGTTGTACTTCAAGGAAAAATTGAAATTAGATAAAGAAACAAACGTGGCTGAGTGGGTAAAATTATCTGACAGGTTTTCTTTTGCTGCTATGGCTGAATTAGTTATTTCAGTTAAATGCTTTAATAAGAGTCTAAACGACGCAGCAAAACATCTTAGAAGTTTATTAATCAATAAAGTGTCCAGCGATAAATACGATGAATTAAAAGAATCTGTCAGATTCGGATCAAAATGAATATTAACAAAGATATAGTACCTTCTAATTTAGAAGAGTGTTTGAAAGTTCTCAGAAAATCCTTGACACCGTTAGATATTGAGGAATTGACAAGGAAAAATTCCTGTTCTTCACAACATCATTTTGGTTTAGGAATGTATATAAGAAACGAATGGAGTCTTTGGGAAAAAGATACTCCATTAAAAAATTGGTTTTTGAAAGAATATGGATTGACCCATGCAGATGATATTAGTGGAATTATTCTCCATTGTTTATGGGCCGATATAAGAAATGAACCAAGAAAAGACAAAGAACAAGCAAAACTATATCTCAATCATTGGAAAGAAATAAATTCATGAATTTTATTATTACATCAAAGCCAGTTTACTTTCGAGTGTGGGACACTAAAGAAAAGACTATGCATTATGTAGCTCCATACTCAAGCTTTCATGGAGTAGAATCGAACAATGGAAAAAAGAATCGTCATGATAAACATTCGTTTATGACGTGGGATGGTTTCAGTTATGAAAACGGTAAGTTACAAAACTATGTCTTTCTCCATTGTGTATTTCTTATCCATCCGAATGAACATCATGCTTTTAAAAATTGTTGGGTTTTTGAATCTGATATCGTAAAATTTACAGATATTAATTCGGAAGAAATTATCGGTGTTGTATCTTGGAATCCCATTCTTTGTCGATTCCATATCAATGATAAAAATGGAATGGAATATCCTATCTGTTCTAGTAATAATTATCAAGTGTTAGGTAATATTTATGAACATACTGATAGGTTATAAAACTAATTAAGCATTATTAAAAATATGAACAAGTATAATAGAAATCAAGGTGATAGAGTTTACTTTGAAATGGGTGGTCCAAAACTTCCTCGTGGTTACGCAAAGATTTGTGGATGTGTCAGCGACGAACTTCCGGGTTTAGGAAGGCAATGGATCGTGGAATTAGAAGTGCCTTTGGCAACCTATCCATTTACACATATCACCATTTTTGATAAGATGATAAAAGACGCTCCCTCAAGCATCACACATGTCTAAGACAGTCGTTGTAAATATAAAAAAAGAACGATGTGATGTAAAAATCGATAGAACTACTTCGTTTGGAAATCCCTATCACATTGGTCAAGACGGAGACAGGAAACAAGTCATAGAAAAATACCGAACTTATTTCTATAAGAAGTTGAATAATCCACTATTTAGGAATAAAGTATTACTATTAAAAGGAAAAAGATTAGGATGCTACTGCAAGCCAATGGAATGTCATGGCGATGTCATAGTAGAATATTTAGAAGGTAACGATGAAAGAAAACACGACACTAAGACAGTTGATTTTACAGACTTTGAGTAGAGGCGAATTTTCGGCAATGATAGATTATCTTTTCGCCCGAGATTCCGATACGATGTGCAAAAGCCCCGCCGACCCACTAACAAGGGAAAAGACAGAAAATGCCTATAACAGTGTTATCGAAGAACTTCTTGAACTACCCGATTCTCTACCAAATAAATTTCCATTGATTGTTTCTATGGTAAAGGATGACCTTATGTTGAAGCCCGGTGAGATTGCCGAGGAATACATAGATGTATCTATGATTAATCTGGAATACATTGAACCTCCTGTTGGTGCTAAACCTTGGGGTGGGGAAGTCAGAGAAGTTGTTCCTGAAGGATACTATAATTGCAACGAAGAAAAGTATAACAAATACTTCGGTTTTGGTCTTTCTCCTTGGTCCGAAATCATCGATAATCCTATTTTCAATGAAACGAATTTGGATGACTATGAAATTTTGGCAGAAATTTTATGGGAATTGACTTTTTACGGATGGACACAGAAACAACAAGAAAACTTTCGATCTGAACTGGATGATAGACTTGAAGAATCAAAGAAAGAAATCCAAGAAGGAAAATGTACAAAACTTCCAAAACAAGAAGGTGATAAATATACCGTTGTAATTCCTGATTGCGTGGCCAAATCATTTTCACGAAAGATAAATAATTTAGCAGAAGGCGCCGATTAAAATTATGAAAGCAATAGCCGCAATGACATTGGATAGAGCCATTGGACACGATGGAAAATTGCCTTGGCCAACATTAAAAGAAGATTTTCATTTCTTTAAAGGAATGACCAAAGGAAAGAAATTAGTGATGGGATCAAGGACATATAATTCTCTTCCTCAACCATTCTTAAAAGATAGAGAAATATACTCTATATCACGTAATAGAGTTCATGAATACACATCTGAATATCCTAATGCAAATTGTAAAGTTCATCACAAATCTTTTCGTGATGATATTCCAAAGAACTTTCCTTTACAAGGCGAAGATGTATGGTTATGTGGCGGTGCAGAAATGTATAGAACATTTCTTCCATTGTGTAGTGATTTATATTTAACAATTGTGTTAGACCCATACGAAGGGGATGTATTCATGCCGGAATTTGATCATCTATTTTCGGAACAAAGATTAATTAAGGAATATAGAGATATGTGGATAGTCCACTATTGGAATAGAACCTCATTGGTTCGTGAAACATATAGAGATGGATTCGATGCAAAATTAATAGGAAAGGTGGTTCAAAATCCAAATGAGAATCCGTCTTTAAGAAATGAATGGGATTTAGGATACAATAATGCACCGACGTTATTATGACCGACTTTCCCATAACAAATGAAGAGTTTGAGGCCCATCCTTGGAAAACAACCGAAATAGGAGAATACAAAGTTGATTACTATATATTACATACTTTTACTGATAGCAATTTGTATATCCGTATCACTCTTAAAGACCCTTCTTTTCATTCTTTCAGCCAGTCGGAAGCCATGGCAGAAGTTTTCAAAGTTAAAAATTATTTGTGTAATGAAGGATTTTTGGATGAAGAGATGGAAGGAACTAATTTTCCCGACGCCAATATAATAATTTATTCTATATTTGTTTATACAAAGAATAACGTCATAAAAGAAAATGTGTGGGATAAATTTTATGATTGGTTAAAGAAAAAACTTTACGAATAAAAAAGATGAATATGAATAAAGTCGATGCAGAATATAATAGATTGGTAGAATTGGTTTTAAACGAAGGTAAATTAAAGAAAAATAGAACGGGTATTGATACCATAGGTGTATTTGGTGCTCAATCTAAGTTTGATATTAATCTGGATGCATTTCCAATATTGACCACCAAAAAAGTATTCTTTAAAGGAATCGTTCATGAACTTTTATGGTTCATTAGTGGTGATAATAACATAAAATATTTAGTGGATAATAACGTTCACATTTGGGATGAATGGGCATACGTAAAATTCCAAAAAGATAGTTGGTTGGGAAACAAGGAATATAGACATGAATTTCAAACTCAAGAAAAATTCATTCAGCGAATAAAGGATTTGGATAAAGATGATTGGTTTGTTAAAAAATTCGGAGACTTAGGCGTGGGAACATACGGTGGAATGTGGAGAGATTTTCCTTATAGTGATTATTTTCAAGGAGCAGACTTGTCAGTTGAACTAGAATCAAGAGGCATAGACCAATTACAAAAAGTATTAAACAGTCTAAAATATAATCCGGATGATAGAAGAATGATTGTCAATTCGTGGCACCCATATTGGGTGGATAAATGTGCGTTGCCTCCGTGTCATTGTTTATTTCATTTTAATACAGAAGAATTGACTCACCAAGAAATGATAGATGAAGCCTTAAAGATATACATTAATGGTGACAAAGAATACCTCAACGGGTTATCATACAAACAATGTATCGATGATGCTTATATTCCTAAAAGAAGATTGAATTGTTTGCTATATCAACGTTCGGCTGACTTGGGTTTAGGTATTCCTTTTAATATCACTTCTTATTGTTTATTGACAGCGATGATTGCTCACTGTGTAAGAATGGTGTCAGGAACATTTACACATACGTATGGAGACTTACATATTTATAAAAATCATATACCTTTTCTTTCTAAACAGATAACCAATTCTGGATATGATTTACCACGTTTACGTATAAACACCAGCAGAAGAAATTTATTTGACTTGGTTTATGAAGACATTCAATTGGAAAATTATGTTTCTCAACCAACAATAAAGATGGACATCGCAGTATAAATAAGTGTAATTAATAAAAACAAAATACGTGGTTGTGGAACCCCGTAGATACTTATTATTAATGGAGTCGGCAAATATGAAAAAAATGAAAAAAGACCTCTTCAAATGCTTAAATAAGTTTAAGACCTTCTTACATCCCCTTCTCAAAAAAACCGAACGATACGAAAGACAAATAGTTGCATCCCTTCTTATTTTAGTTTTGTCTCTATCTTATCTTTTCTTCTTTGGTGAACCAATGCCTTCCAAAAAATCCGTATTAAAAAAATTAGATAATGTAACAGTTTTAGTGGAAGTAAAAGGCGGAAGCGGAACAGGAACTTTATTTTCAAGAAAGGATGATAAAGGAAATTTAGTACATTTTGTTTGGACATCAGGTCACGTTATTGATGATGCAATGATTGGTCCTGATGAAAATATGAACGTTTCATTCTCTGACATTAAAATATCAAAGATGAATTTAGTAGGTGATGCAATGTTAGAGAAAATTTCTTACTCAGCCAAAGTAATAAAGTTTAGTGGAATAAAAGGCGACGATTTGGCTTTATTGGAATTAGTCGATAAAAATATATTTGTAGAAGATGACAGTGTGGAATTTGCTTCTCCGATTTTAGTTGTTCCGGGAACATCTTTATATCATGTAGGATGTATGTATGGTTCTTCTGGATACAATTCCGTATCAGAAGGAATGTTAGCAAATAATGGTAGAATGATATACGGAAAAGTTTTTGACCAATCATCAACAACTGTTTTTCCGGGTTCATCGGGCGGCGGCATATTCAATGAACGTGGTGAATATGTTGGAATGATTACAATGATGCGTGAAGCCAATATGAATTATTTTATTCCCGTTCGTAGAATGATGGTTTGGGCTCAAGATAATCATTTGGAATGGGCGTTGAATAGAGACATTAGAATGCCGCGGGAGTGGGTAAGGCACAATCAAATGAAAGACGCTGAATTGGATTCCGAGTTAGAAAGATTTCAATATTTTTCATTTAAACAGTGGAAAAAACAGCAAGATAAACAAAAAGATTTATCAGATCAAATTTCTAAATTAAAAGAAAATTTGGACTCCTTGAGAAAGGAATTAGGAAGAACGAATATCATTCATCAAGCTAAACCTACAAATTCCGTTCCATCTTTGAGATTCCATTTTTTTGGTCCTAACGATGAAGAAGAGGATAGTGATTACGACTGTGGCAGACATTGATTTTTAGAATCTAACTAATAAATACCTCACCCCCGTAGAATGGATTTCTACGGGGGTTTTGTTTGACAGTGAATAGAGAGTATGTTATATTACAATCATGAACGATTACGTACTTTACATTTTAATGAGGAACGACCTTCCTAGTATGAATGTGGGTAGAGCCGCAGCACAAGCATCTCACGCGTCTAATGCCTTTATTCATTCTTTTGGTAAACGAAATGATGTCAAAAAGTGGCAAAAACAAACATCACAAGGATTCGGAACGGCTATCGTATTGTCAGCCGACAAAAAAACAATTCAATTCACCATAGATAATATTAATAAATGCAAAGATTGTCCGATTTCTTGGGTCACTGACCCTGAATACGGTATGCCTGTAACAAAAGAAATATGGGAACATATTTCAATAGAATTACAGTCTGCTCAGCCCGTTGTTAAAGAAGATGGAATGGTGGTTTGGTTTAGAAAAGAAGATACTTGTGCATATATCTTTGGTAGTAAAGAAGACCTATTACCATTCTTAGGAGAACTACCATTATGGCCAAATTAAAGAATTTTCTAATTCTTTTGTTTTTCAATTACTATACAATAGGAATAGCATTCCTAATATTTATTTTTGTTGCTATAAAAACAGGAAAACATATAAATTACAATCTCTTTTATTCCTCACATGTTGAGGAAAGGGTAAAACCGTTAGAAAAAAGAATAGAAAGATTAGAGTCGTTGATGACAAATGGGCCAATTCGATTACAATAAAAAAAGATACTGGTATCATTTATCCTACAATTTTTCTACGCCAGAAATCGAAATCTTTCCTTGGGATAATTGGAGGCGCCGGGCAGGCTCAGAACCAAGTGGCAATCGTCTTTGTGTTTGTCCTTCTGTGGCCCATTGTTTAACGGCTTTACCACATAGACCACTTTATCATATTTATCGAACATTCTCCAAAATAATTGCAGAAGAACCAGAAGGAGTTTATGATTCTGAAGTAACTAAAGAAGCATGGATTGTTAAAAAAATAAAACTCAAAAAAATAGGTTTTATAGATTTGGATAAAATTTCAGAAGAGTTAGGATGGCGACCAATAGAAGCTGCAGTGGTTCCAAGAATCGATTGGTCCAGACGAGCATTAAAAGAATGGAATCAAATAAGCAATTTATATATGGATGTATGTTAGACCCAAACCACAAATTATTAAAATTATTTAGAGACGGTAGAAATGGATTTTTCTTTCTAATCGGAAGTATGTTATTGGCTAGGTTTACTTTTCTTGTCGGTATCTTACCTGACATTAAATGGATGATACTGTGGGATTTAATTACCTACTTGACTTCTTTTATTTGGGGTGTATATTTAGTCCTTAGAACAATTAAATGAACGTTATGAAACAACTCCCTACTCTATTTGCCCGTGGAAACAATGGTAAAGTTCTTGAATGGTCCGTAGAAGTTCAAGGTAACAAATACCGATTTATTACTGGTGCACAGGGATTTAAGCAAGTTACTTCTGAATGGTCTGTAGCAGAACCAAAGAATGTTGGCCGAACGAACGCAACCACTGCCGAAGAACAAGCCTTTTCTGAAGCTAAATCTCATTGGGAAAAGAAAATCAAGAGAAATGGATATTGGGAAAACATTGGCGATATCGACAAGACTACTTTTGTTGAACCGATGTTGGCTAAAAACTTAAAAGATAGAATTGATAAGATTGATTGGAATGAAGGTGTTCTGGTACAGAACAAGTTTAATGGATTTCGGTGTGTAGCAACTTTTGATGGAGAAAATGTAGTATTAAAATCAAGGAAAGGAGAATTATACGTTTCTGTACCTCATATTAATATCGATCTAAAAAAGTTTTTTGAAACATATCCTGACGCAATACTGGACGGAGAATTGTTTAATAACGATTTGAGACAAAATTTAAATGAAATATCTAAACTTGTTCGTAAAACTAAAAACATTACGGATGAAGATTTACTACGAAGTGAAAAATTAGTTAGATTTTTTGTTTATGATGGATACAATATGACAAGTGACTTGGGACCAGAAGTCGGTTATATTATTAGAAAACAATGGATAGATGATGTTCTCCCAAAATTTTCTAAATTTTATCATCCCGTTAAAACCTTAATAGCTCACTCAATAAATGAAGTAGATTCTATTTTTGGAGAATATGTAAAGGATTGTCAAGAAGGTGTTATTGTCAGAATTCCGAATTCTTCTTATGAGAATAAACGTTCATCATCCTTGCTCAAATATAAACCCATCGACGATGCTGAAGCCACCATTATTGATATTAAAGAAGGAACGGGAAATTGGTCCGGAACAGGAAAAATAATTACACTTCAATGGGAAGGAAAGTCATTTGATGCGACGTTTAAAGGAACGTATGAAGAAGGCGTCGAGTTTTTGAAAAATAAAAAGAAGTGGATAGGTAAAGAAGTAAAATTCATTTACAATTCTCTTACTGGTTTGGGAATACCTAACTATGCGAGGGTGGATATTAATAATTGCACTCCTGAAAAGTAATTGGTTATAATGAATTTAATCCCTTGTCTTTCAAACATCTACGCTTGGAGAGAATGGAATAAATTTAAAGATTGACATTTTACTGTTTTGTGGTAATTTTCATTTGAGAGATTTTATCCAAAAGAGTTTATGTATATTGCTTTAGACAACGAAATGGGTGGAGTAACCTTAGATTACTCGTTACTAACAACTTATCTAGTTGTTTTAGATGAAAATTTAAACAAAGTAGATGAATTGGAACTGGCCTTAAAACCCAACGACGGTATCTATCGTGTTTGTGGACGTGCAATGGAAGTTAATAAAATTGATTTGAAAGAACACGACAAAGTTGCCATCTACTACAAAGAAGCTGGTAGCCTACTGTATCAATTTTTAAATAAAAATGCCTCGACCTCTCGAATTCCTTTGGTTCCCGGTGTAGGAAAAATTAATCGATTGACTCCAATCGGTCATGGGATTTATGGAGATATTGCATTCTTGACTCACTATCTAATGAAAGAAGAAACTTGGGAAACATTCGTTTCTTATAGAAAATTAGATACCCAAGCTGTGGCACAATTTTTGAAAGCTTGTGGAAAAATTCCTGATACGGTGTCTGGAAGTTTGGAATCTTTAGCAAAACATTTTGAAATAATTACTGAAGGAGCCAATGGAAATGTTTCTTATGTCGGTCTATATGATTGTATCGTTAGTTTACATAATGCCAAAGTAGATACTATGTTAACGGTTGAAGTGTTCAAGAAAATGAAGGAACTTATTTAATGATTAATACATTAAAAATTAAGGAAACAGAAGACAGAAAAGTTTATGTATCTTCGGATACTCACTTTAATCACGATCGAGAATTTATTTGGGGAGTCCGGGGATATATAAACAACCAAGACCATACTGATTCTATCATAAATGACATAAATTCTTTGGTTAGACCACAAGATGTTCTAATTCATTGTGGAGATTTTTGTTTAAATACAACACGAGAAATGCTAGATTCTGTATTGGATAGAATCCACTGTCAGACAATTTATTATATTTGGGGAAATCATAATAATCCTCTTCAAAAAGTTTACAATGAATTGTGTGTTAAATTATTGCCTCAATGTGAATCGGATTTTCCAATCACGGAAATTTATCCGTTAAGATATAAAAATCTAGTTTTTGTTGGAAATTATCTTGAAGCCTTTATCAATGGTAGAGCATACGTTTTTTGTCATTATCCAATTTACGTATGGAATAATGTGAAAGATGGAGTAATTCATTGTTGTGGACATTCTCATTACACTCTTCCATTGTCTCAGGCCGAAGATTTAACAGCGAAAATTTTAGATGTTGGTTGGGATGGTTTTAAACAACCATACTCTCCGAAGGAAATTCTCGCCATTTGTGAAAAAAAGGGATTACAAAAGGTTGACCACCATAAATTCAAAAATAAGGTTTAATATATGACTACAAATACAACATTTGAACAAACTTGTTTGTCCGCAGCAGAAGAAATTACTAAATTATTAGACGTATTGGGATTTACTTCTGATGAATCACATACTGATGTAAAAGAAAGAATTGCTGAAATCATCAGTCGTAATGTTCAATTAGATTCCGTTACATCTCTTGAACAATCTTCTTTGTCTGTAGAAGAACGTTCTCCGTTGTTAAAAGACGAAGTGCCATTTTAAATCAATGTACAATACATTAGTTTGTAATTTTCTTGGTGGACCTGGTACCGGAAAATCAACAATGGCTGGAAGTGTATATTCCGAACTTAAATGGAGAGGAATAGAAACAGAAATAGTTTTTGAATTTGCGAAGGAATTAGTTTGGGAAAAGAGAACAGAAACATTCAAAGACCAAATTTATATATTCGGTGAACAATATCACAGAATCTTTAGGCTGTTGAATCAAGTCGAAGTCATTGTAGTCGATAGTCCATTACTTCTTACTCCAATTTATGACCAAGAACATAGGTCTAATCTTGAGAGTCTTTCCGTAAATGAATTCAATAGATTTAATAACTATAATATTTTCATTTCTAGGGAAAAGCCATACAATCCTAATGGAAGAAATCAAGATGAAAATGGAGCCATAGAAAAAGATTGTGAAATTCTTAGATTATTAAATCGGTATAATGTTCAATTTGATGTTCTTCCCGGAAGAAGAGATAGTATTATTCCAATTTGTGACAGAATTACCACTCAATTGCTTCCAACTTTATCCAGAATACATCATGAATAATTATATGGATATAAAAGTCAGGGAACATGGCGGAATTATTTACGTAACGGCCCCAAATCAATACATTTTATGCGATACATTCATGAGAATGCAAGAATTCTATGAATCTCCGATACCATGTCTTCGTGGAAATTATTTCGCCGAAGAAACATTCAGAGACGAATACGCAAAGAAGTTTCAGAAGTTTAATTACCATACTACATGGGTTGGATTTAATGTTCCCGGAAATATAGTTAAGGAATTTTACAAAAAATTTCATGATTTATCCATGAAAGAACAAGTCTTAAAGAATCTTCTAAAACCATTTCTAAAATCCAATAAAAAATTCTACATCATTGGAACAATAGAAAGTGATAGGGAAGGTACCCTTGAACATGAAATTGCTCATGCTAGATATTATTTGAATCGAAGTTATCGACTCGCACAAAACAAAGTTTTTCGGTCGATGCCAAGATATATTCAAGAATATTTCATCAATGCGTTAATACAAATGAAATATGATAAATCGGTGGGTATTGATGAAACTCAGGCATATCTCTGTTCAACTTTGGATTTGTGGTATTTGAAGAAAAATTTTAGAGTCAAAGAAATGTCATGGATAAGAAACAAATTGATTCACCTTCGTTCCCTCCCTTATCTATTCAAATTTCGGAAAAATTTTCCGAGATTGTAATTAGTTAAATATATTTATAAGAGTATGAGAAATGCTTGTATTCTTATCATATCCTTTATATTCATTATAACTGGATGTTCCATCAGACATTACAAAACCATGTCTCAATCATTTCAATTGGGCGTTCCTATTTTACAAACTACCAATCAAGTTAAATATGTAGAATTGACTTATGAAAAGGTCGAAACTTTCATGGCTTCTTCTGGAATCAATACAACATTAAAAAATACATCCGATCAACACTTTTTAGCTGTAGATGAAAATTGGATAACAAACACAGTGATCACAGAGTATAAACAATTCTTAAAAGATTTAAATCTGGAAAATAAATATGAATCCGAAGTAAATGATTGTGACGATTATTCTCGTACATTTACATTTTTTTGTAAAATAAAATCTCGAAGAACCAATGATTTTAGATATAGCATGGCCGTTGCTGACGTGTTTTATCACGTTGCAGGAAACAAAAGAAATCCCCATGCAATAAATGGAATCATTGTATTGACAAGCGAAGGAAAGTTAAAATTGGTTTATATCGAACCACAAACCGGAATCATTTTCGCTGAATCCGAAAAATCAAATATATCAAAGAATGTTTATTTCTGGTCTATGTGACCTAATTGACAAAACGGTTATGTTATGTCATAATACAGTATATGATGACGCAAATCCTACTTCATTTGATAGGTGATTACTGGCTTCAATCCGATTGGATGGCCTTAAACAAATCAAAAAAGACATTGAATTGCCTTGTTCACTGTTTAATTTATACTTCTTTGTTTTTGTTTCTGACTACATCGGTTTGGGCACTATTATTCATCTTTCTGACACACTTTCTAATTGATAGATTTCCAATTATCGTAAGAAAATTAATTTATTGGAAAAATCATTTTCCGAAGGGTTATCCAAGATGGGAACTGTGTGCTACAACGGGATATTATGATGATTCTCCATACAATCCCATGAAACCTTCTTCTGATATTATTAAGAAAATAGGGCCACCACGACATTTCTTTATTACTGTTTGGTTATATATTGTTTCCGATAATGCACTTCATTTGCTTTGTAATTTCTTGGTATTAACTTATCTTGTATGACTGAAGGTTATTACAATCATAATATTGACCCAATTTTTGAAGCCATACGGATTTTATCCAGTAGGCATTATTTAGATGATGGAAAAACCCTTGTATCATCTAAGCTTTGGGGGAAAACTCTCTTTGAAGGTAAATTGCGGTCAGAACGATGGTGGCAAAATAGGTTGGATAAACTGAAAGAAGACCGTTCCAAAGAGCCAACGATTGAATTATCCCTCGGACCTGAATCAGAACTTGTTGATTTTCCAACACCTTACGAAGTGGAATTTGACCTTCCAAATAAGATAGATTGTACCTCGTATTTTTCTTGGTTGGAACGAAAGAAATCCTTTGACAAGATATAAAAAGGTGGTATCCTATACTCACAATCGATTTGAACGCTCGATTGAGAAACAAAAACAATAAACGCCCGAATAAAATGATACCTACAATCCGAAACCAAGAAGTTAAGACGAACGCCACCGGCGAAACAATGTCAATGGGACTAGATGCCGAAGATATTCAACACCTTCTGCCGATTCTTCGTGACAGTCTTTATGCCAATAAGATTTTGGCTCCTATCCGTGAGTATTCTACCAATGCTCGTGATTCTCACACCGCCTTTGGAAAGGCCGGCCGCCCTATTAGGGTCACTCTTCCAACACGATTCGAGCCAGAATTCCGTATTCGTGACTTTGGAACGTCGTTGTCATTGGATGAAGTCAAAAATACGTATCTGAAGTATTGCAAAAGCACCAAGAGAACGTCTAATGATTTCAACGGAGTCTATGGCCTTGGTTGTAAGTCGGCATTCGCTTATACTGACCAATTTACGGTTATCACCTATTTAGACGGTCAGCAAACGATTATCAACATTCCCATCAGCGGCGAAGCACAGGTCATTGCTCAGGTTCCTACTACGGAAGAACAAGGATTGGAAATCGTTATTCCGGTTAATATCAAGGATGTGGATGCTTGGCACGAAGAAGCCATGGCATTTTACGCTTACTGGTCCGTTCGTCCTACGATTGTCAATCAACGTCAAGATTTGTTTGAAAAATTCTTCTCTCCACTTCAAATCAAGCCCATCTTTTCTCAAGATGATTGGGAAGTTCGGCCGGGTGGATATAATAATCGTTCCAAGGCCGTTGCTGTCATGAGTTATGTTCCATATCCCATCAACTGGGAAACGGTCAAACGTAATTTCAGCGAAGAACAGACTCAAAAGTATGGAAAAATTCTTGGATTTGTTGAAAACAATTATGTGACGTTCATGTTCTCCAACGGCACAGCAGACTTCACTCCTTCTCGTGAAGCCCTCCAATATACCGAAACAACGTTGGCCTCAATTTGTCATAAATTGGATAAGATTTCGGACGCCATTGAAAAGATTATTTCTGAAAGAATCTCTTCGGCAACTAATCTCTGGGAGGCCAAGTGCCTATACAATAAAGTATTTAATGGCTCCTCCTACGACCGGACAGAAGGTAATTTTTATGGAAATCTCGGCCAAATTCAAACCATGATGTCTGGAAAACTCAAGTGGAATGGCATTGGAATCGATGATGGTAAGTTTTCAGATATCCATCTTTGGGATAGAAATACCGGTAAAATCAAAGACGGAACACATTATGATTCTTCGACTGTGGTTCCAATCTTTTCAAGTATTACTGTTGAAGATAATACCAAGAAAACCGTGATGGTTTCAGGAGTCGCTCGATACGGCAATCAAAGCCTTTTGGCTAGTGAACGGGCTCTCGTTCTTATTCTCGACGCTGAAGATACTTACAAAGCAGCGGCCGGCAGGTACCTCTTCTTTGAAGCGTATTTGGATAAGAACATTAATACAATTTATGTGTTGGATCTATCGAATCCCACTGTAAAGAAGGAATTCTACAAACATTATAAGTTTGATTCTGTTCCGGTGATTTTGGCCTCTCAAATTGAGAATCAGGTTAAGGCTTTTATTGCTGCTAATAAGATTGTTCGGGCTGCTTCTGAACAAGTGAAGGCACCTTATATCGATATGGCTCCTTATTTCGATGCCGTCGATGGTAAGAAGGATGTGTATTATATCGATTTCGTTTGGAATAAAGATGTGGTTCCTCCAAAGGATGTTGTCGGTGGCATTTATATTCAGGCCACACAAAAAGAAGCCAATTACCTTGACCGTTCAATGGAAATTGGTGGTTCCGGTGGGTATCGTCGTCGATATCGCAGTAATTATTCTGCTAATGAAATGAAGAATTTGTTGCTGAATTTCGCACGTCTATGTCGTATGACTGGAAAGAAGGTCGATAGAATTTATGGTATTCAACCACGAACGGTCGATTCTAAATGGTTTAAGGAAGAAATTGCTGATGGAACTTGGGTGGATATGGCATCGGTTGCCGCGGCCGAATTTTCCAAATTGGATATGAGCAAAGCATCATTGGCGATGGATTACAAGAATTCATTAAATGAAAGTAATACAATTCGTATTGAAGTGGCCAGAACGTTGACGCCCCTTATTTCTGATACGAATAATCCGATTCACAAATACGTGAGTATGGTTTCATCGGAACTTAGTAATTATTCTCATGTTCCGGCAATGGCAGAAAGTCTTTTGGACAAGAACGACAAGAATTTCAAAATCGTATCTGCTGGTACACAAATCGAAAAGGTTGTGAAGTCGATTAAGAAATTGTATCCTATGATTTCTATGTTTCCTTCCAATCATTATCTCTTCATGGAAGACGAAGAGAAGATTAAGAGGGTAGACCTGAAGGCTATTGCCGAATACATTAACGCTATGGATACCGTGAAAGCGGCTCAATCCCAACAACCAGTTGCTGTTTGATAAAAAAGATTTGACTTCGGCCTAATATGAGTTATATTAATCCGTAGTTTGAAACAAAACAAAAACAATTAAACAAAAAAGAACCATGACATACTCACTTACCCCGAATGCTCTGACGGTTGTTACCAGTAACAACAAGGTTTTGATGACCCGTTCAGATAACCCTAATTGGCACCAGATTCTCTCTGCTTTGAAGCGTAACAACGAAGCAGATGTGGTGAATCTTATGAATGTTCGTCGAACGGTTGAAACGTTCGGTTCGGACTTGGCTCCCGGTGCAATCACCATCCGTGACGGACAAGTTTTCTTCCGTGATGAATTATTGGCTGGCCTTGACGTTGACCGTATCCTAGAATTTTCTTGTAAGGGACTTCCGGTTGATGGTATGGTGGCCTTCTTGGAAAAGAAATTGGCAAATCCTTCTCGTCGTTCCATTGAATCCCTTTATTGGTTCCTTGAGAACGGTAATATGCCCATCACTCCCCGTGGTACGTTCCTTGCTTACAAGGGCGTTTCCAACGAATTCAATTCGATTAGCACCGGCCGCGAACCTCTGATTAGTGGTGTTCGTAATTCCAATGGCTCCATTCTTAACTCTGTCGGTCAGACTGTTCACATGGAACGCCGATACGTTACGGATGACTTCAATCAAGGTTGTGGACCTGGCCTCCATGCCGGTAGTATTAATTACGCCAAGGGATGGGGCCCCCGTGTTGTAATCGTGGAAATCGACCCGGCTGACGTGGTTTCGGTTCCTTCATCTGAACACGAAAAACTTCGTTGTAATAAATATACGGTAATTGGTGAGTATGTTGCACCATTGTCTGATACTTATACAGAGGAATTTCATCCTGAGTTGGCCAAGCCTAAGAAGGTTGTGGTTACACCTGAGATTCAGGCTCTTATCGACGAAGCTTATGAAGCTGGTCAGAAAGATGCTTCGCTCGATGAACCTACTTTGGATGATATCGAAACCGAAGAAGACACGGAAACTTACGATGACGGTTATGCCCGTGGTTTGAAAGACGGCCGTGGCCACAAGCGCAAGGTTTACTCAAATGATGAATTGGGAAATAGCGATTATGTGGACGGTTATCTCGACGGCTACCGCAGGGGCCGGAAGTAAAGAACTTCCCACAACGGCAGAGTCTTCAGCGTTCCCTCTGCCAAATAAACCGAGGGCATCCTCTCTTTCGGGTGAGATGGGTGCCCTCACTCTTTTATAGAAATATGTCAGTTACATTTATTATCAATCCGAATCAAGAAGTCTCCAAGTCGGAGTCGGTCAAAGACCGTGTAATTGAATACGTAACAGAATATAAGATAAAATCTATCGATGGTAAAAAATACGCCGGGTGGTACGGCAGTACCGAAACGGAATATTTTAGTATTGTTTTTGTTGGAGGCGTTGTTTCTATTTCCTTAGCAGAACGTCAAATGAAGATAGGTGAGGATTATTGTTTACCCCTTATAGTTTCACGATTGAAATCGGTAGCGATAACCAACGATAACAATAAAAAATTAGTAGTATTGGGTAACTACAATTATAAACATGCAAATAAGGATTTAGATAGAGTATCATTTAAAGATGTCATGAAGCCTCTTGGTTGGAAATTTGCATCTAAAAAAGTAAAGGTTCAATACGATTTGATTGAATCGGATTTTTATGAAAAATCAGAAGAAGAAATTTTACCACCTATTAATATTGTAATATGAAAAATAACTATAAAGACTGGTCCACCGATGACCTTAGAAAAGAAGCAGAAATAATCTGTGCAGAAATTTATAAACGTGAGAGAAAAGAAGATTCAAAGAAACAAAAGAATCGTAATATTAATGGAATTACTCCAAAAGATATTGTTGTTGAAATTTGGACGACCGATGGAGATGACCTTTATTATTCCTTTTATATTCTTTATGAAGGAAAACGGTATGACATTTACTATGATGGAATTGCTGACTATGATAACAGATCAAAAGAAAATAATTGGGGATATCATTCTTGGTGGCCAATAAACCCGGATGAAGAAAATGATGAATACGCCACAAACGGTGCGTTCCTTTTTATTCCTGATGGTTTCAGTGAAGCAATGGAAAATGCTTATAATTTTAATGGAACAATAAAACAAGCAATTAAGAAATTGAAATCTTGTGGAATAACAAACGTTAACGAAAACATTATCCAACATTAAAATATGTCTTACTATCTCTTTTTGGATGATGTCCGTGATCCGAACAAATTTCTTAAATCCATTAGAACTTGGGTCATAGCTAGAGACTATAAGGAGTTCGTAAATATAATAACTAGAGATGGTCTTCCTGAATTCATTTCTTTTGACCATGACCTAGCGTTTGAACACTATCCCCTTAATGACCCTCAACAAAATGGTACAACCATACCGTATAACGATTATACCGAAAAAACAGGTTATCACTGTGCTAAATGGTTAATCGAATACTGTATGGATATTAAAAAACCTTTGCCCAAGTTCCAAGTTCATTCAATGAATTCGGTCGGATCAGCAAACATTAAACAATTGCTCAATCGATTCAACGAAGTAAGAGATGATTTATAATAAGTAACTATAGATACTCCTGGTATCGGAATTAACTTATTCATGATATTCATGATATGTATTATCATGAATTATAAACGAATTTGCCCGGATTGTAATAAGGGAATCATCCACTCAGGAAAATATGCAAAGGATAATTGTAATAGGTCAATAAAAAGAAATTTGCCTTGTGTTTCGTGTGGACGAATAAGAATGAAAAATAATCCGAATTATTGGAATAAAATCGAAGAAGTAAAGAAGATTTTGAGTAAAAAATTGAGTGGAGAATTAAATCCAAATTATAAAGTTCCTATGTCAGAGGAACAAAAAGAAAAAATAAGAAAAAACGCAAAGGTATTAAAAGGCAAAGATAATCTAAGTTATAGAAAAAGTTTTTATACTTGGTGGGTAGAAAAATACGGAAAAGAAGAAGCTGATAAAAAATTATTGGATTTTAAGAAAAAACATTCAGAATCATCTTCTGGAAAAAATAATCCTATGCATGGAAAACCATCCCCACAAGGTTCAGGAAATGGCTGGTCAGGATGGTACAATAATTGGTATTTTAGAAGTTTACATGAATTATCATATATGATTAGAGTAATAGAAAGATTCAATCTATTATGGGAATCCGGAGAAAAACAAAATTATTCGATTTCTTACACAAATTATGATGGCAAAGAAAAAACTTATTTTTCGGATTTCATTATAAACGGAAAATATATGATTGAATGTAAACCCAAGAAGTTACATAAAACACCTTCCGTCAAATTAAAAAAAGAAGCAGCTGAAAAATTTTGCGTATTAAGAGGATTAAAATATAAACTTGTATCTCCTAGACTTTTGTGTTATGATGTTATGGTAAAACTGTGGAAAGATGGAAAAATAAAATTTCTTGAAAAATATGAAAGAAAATTTAGAGAATATAAACCATAAATTAGTTCTTATCGTTTTAGTCGGACCTCCGGGCAGCGGTAAAAGTACTTGGGGTAAGAAATTTGCTCAAGACCATAATTTGAACTATATCAGTACCGACGAACTTCGTGCAAGATTTGGTTCAGGAGAAGATGATCAGACAGTAAGTGGTGCAGTTTTTGGTTATGTAAAAAGAATCATTCCACAACTTCTTTCCACAGGTAAAAGTGTGTTGATTGATGCAACAAGCATGAGTCGGAGAGATAGAAAAGATTATATTAAATTTGCTGATGCTGTTGGTGCATACAAAATTGCTATTGCATTTGAAGTTGACCGAAATACTCTCATTAAACGTAATCAAGAAAGAGGCGAAAAAGGCGGAAGAAATGTACCCGTCGAAGTCATTGATAGATTTTTAGGAAAATATCAAAGACCGGATTCCTCCGAAGGATTTGATAAAGTTGTAATCAAATAAGGTATGCCAAAGAAACCTGTAAAGACCGAAGATAACAATATTGTTTACGCCCTTCATTATAAGGGTAAATTATTAGGAACATTTAAATGGGAGGGTGGTGCATCATCAACACTACAGAGTTGGCGACCACCGAAGAAACTTTATTTTAAAGAACATCAAGCTAAGACGGGTGCAGCACACTTGCCCACAGATATCTTAGACGATGTAGAATTAGTCGAATATGTTCCGGTCAGGGTATTAAAAAGATTTTCTACTCAAGAAAGAAAAGATTATCTTCATAAGAAAGAAATCGAATTTAAGAAAAGTCAATTAGAGTATTCAAAAGCTTATCACAAGGATAGTATCAAAAAACATCAAAGAGAACTTGATGAATTATTAAAGAAACAATAATGAAAAAACAAGCCGGAAAAGGAGACAAACCGAGAAATTGTTTTTCTAAAGAATTTAAGAAAAACTATGACAACATCAATTGGGGTCATGGTAAAAAACAGAAACCATCAAATAAAAAAGGAAATTAAGTTATGCCCGGACAAAATGAATTACCACCTGTTCCAACACCTGAACCAACTCCAGAAGAATTGGCAAAACGTGAAGAAGCTTTGAATAAACTTGACCAATTACAGGCCGAACTTGAAAGACGACTGGCTGAAAGACGACTGGCTGAAAGAGAAGAGGCCAAGAAAGAAGATATCTTCGAGGGAACATTAAAAGATATCACGGAAGAGTCTTGTTGCGATAATTCGGAATGTGATTCACAACATTTGCCTGAACTTCCAAACGAATCCAACACGGTGTCTATAGAATGTCCTCTTAATTGGGATTCGTTGACCGAGAATTCTGTATTAGTGATTAAAATCGATTCTACGAATCCAATGCGGTTCGCTCAATTTCAGCACGCTTTGGTTGGTTCCCTTCTTCAACCAAGAAAAGAACTTTTAAAGGAGAAGAAAATTTCTGTCGTATTCATGGGCTCTCAAGATGACATGTCCGTTTTAGAAGAAAAGGATATGAATCGATTAGGATGGTATAAGAAGGAAAAGAGTCTAATTATCACTCCAGACGACATTTGACGCTAATATAATAAATCAATATTTATTGGACTTTGCCCTTTCTGTATGATAGAATAAATACATATCATTAAGAAAGGGCACTTTTTATGCAATGGAAAAAAAATCGAAAACCTTCTCGCCGATACAATCAAGACATGGATGATCTCGAAGATAATATAAAAGAATGGTTTGAGGAAAAGGATGATTCTCCATTACATAATAAAATATATCTTTACGAAGACGTGACGCCACAGAGCATCCTTCGTCTAAATAAACAAATCGACTCTCTTACAAAAAGACTTCAGATACTTCAAATCAATGTATCTTTGCCTGCACCCCCGGTCATTGAACTTCATATTTGTACCGACGGCGGCGATTTGTGTGCAGCTTTATCTACCGCAGATAAGATTTCAAAAAATGCTGTCCCAGTTCATACTTATTGTGAAGGATTAGTAGCTAGTGCGGGAACCATTATTTCTGTTTGTGGTTATAGACGTTTCATCAGTGAAAATTCCTGTATGTTAATTCATCAATTAAGTTCTACCTCTTGGGGTAATTTTGAACAATTAAAAGATGATATGAAAAACAACGAAGTATTAATGAAAATATTGAAAAATGTTTATTTAAAGAAAACTTCCATATCCGAAGAAGATTTATCGAATGTGTTAAAGAGGGATTTGTTTTTTACTTCAGAAGAATGTCTAAAAAGAGGATTGGTAGATACAATTGTTTGATTTGAGTTGACAATTATAAAAAGTCGTGGTATGGTTTTATTGTAACGCAGATTCTCTAAACAAGAACAATTATGAACGACATCACAAACAAGATAATCGTATTGAAGTTGAACGCCTTATGGCAACCTGTAGGCTATTCTTCGGTAGCTAAGGCTATTGTTGATTTGGCTGCTGGCCAAAGTGCCAAGGCTCTTGACTTGGAATATGAAATGGGCGAAGATGGTGAACCAACCGGCGAACCTATCAGCATGAATCCGGTCGAATGGGATGAATGGATTAATTTGCCTGTTCGTCCATACGACTTTTGTGTACATTATGCAAATGGCATGAAGGTTATGCGTGTTCCAACAGTCTTAATCGCTGTCAATTTTAATAAGATGCCTATAAAGAAATTCAATGGTAAGCCATCAAAAGATTCCATTTGGGCTCGTGACGGTGGAACGTGTCAATATACTGGCCGACAATTGAAAAAGGGCGAAGGTAATATCGACCACGTTGTTCCAAAAGACCGTGGTGGTAAAGACACATGGGAAAACATGGTTTTGGCTGACAAAGAAATCAATTCCAAGAAAGGTAATCGGTTAAACAGTGAACTCGGATTGAAGTTGCTTCGTGACCCGAAGGCTCCGAAGTCTATGCCATTGTCTTCAATGATTAGAACGATCAGACATCGAGATTGGAGACACTTTTTAACGAATATCGATGAAGAATAATGGGGAGTACTCCCCTAAAAATCAGAAAACCCTCCCACTCGGGAGGGTTTTTCGTTTATGTCTTTAATGACATATTACCTGTTTATACCTTTAATTACATATTATTTTATACAACATATAGGCCAATGAATCAACATATCCAAAATGTTGAATCAATAAACATAACCTATTCACTTTATGTAGTAGTAAATATAATTTTGTGTAAACATCCATACTATCGGTCTTACTTGGATTCTGTATCTTTATCAAATAAGAAATTGGCTTTAATTGGAGCTGCTCGATAAGACAAGGTTGACTTACTCAATTTGTCAAACATGACATTTACACCCTGAGAGTCTGCAACATAATCCAATGTAGTGCCAGCAGAATATCCAAGATTGGAACCAACGGCCCAAGAATCTTGATTTGCACCAATGTAAACGAAATCCCAAGAATATACTTGGGTTTGATGATCTATTCTGTTCTTTACATCTTGATGATTGAATTTGATGCTGGCATTTTCTAATCCATCCGTAATAACGACAACCAACACTCGTTCAGGTCGTTCTTCTTCAGGTGTATTATGTAAACGTATACCCACATTATCAACCGTTGTGCAAAAAGCATCATAGAGAGCAGTCCATCCTCTGGGTTCAAAATCTACATCCACCATATCTTTTAGTGTTTGTAAATCTTGATTCTCAAACATTACGTCATACACGTCGTCAAATTTATAGGCTGAAACCTTACAAGGTGCGTCACCTAACTTTTCTCGTTGTTCTTTTATAAACGAATTCAATCCACCAACAACATCCGAAGCAATTTTTCGCATCGAACCAGACCTATCAATCACAAATATGATTTCTGTATATCCTAATCTCATAATTAATTTTACCTTTCTTATTTTGTTTCCCGTTGTGAAATTTCTATTTTTTCTTCAAATTCAAAATTAATTTTTACCGGTGAAGTTGTGAATCCTGTTCTCAATTATTACTCTCTTTTTAGAGCACCATGTTGTTCCATACAAGCGACACATAGTCCTGCCACTTTACGAATCATGTCTAATTTCTTTTCGGTGTCAGCAAATTCTGCTGCGAAGGCTTTTGTCTTATCGGAATAGCCGGAAATGTATAGAATAAATTCATCTACGGTTCGTTCTCCGTTTCCTGGTCTTCCACCAGATAATGTGTTTCCCCATTTTTTATCTTGATAGTCACGCTCTGTGTCTATTACTTTATATACTTCTTCTCTTTTCATATTATTTTTTATCGTTATCTATCATGATTTTAACCAAGTGGTCAAATGATATTTTGGGTGCCCATCCTAGTTCTTTTCTTACTCTCTTTGAATCACCCAACAACAAATCGACTTCAGCGGGTCTGTAAAACTTAGAATTAATTTTTACCAATACAATTCCCCTCCACACATATATTTCGTTTATTCCTTCTCCAACCCATTCGCCCACTACTCCAAAACAGTCGAAGGCACGTTCAACAAATTCTTTGATGGTGTGTGTTTCTCCACTTGAAAGAACATAATCACTCAATTTTCTGGATAACCATTGAGTATATTTATCTCCGTAAATTTCCATCATATCACTTCTTACTACCGCTAAATCTTCATTATAGACATCTTGGTTTAACATCCTCCATACACCATCCATAAAATCAGGAGAATAACTCCAATCTCTTTTTGCATAAATATTTCCTAATTCCAACGGAACAGGTTGAAGAACACCGGATTGATGTTCTTTCATGATTCGACAAACATTTTGAGTAATTTTCCTTGTTACAAATTCTTCACCACGTCGTTCGCCCTCGTGGTTAAACAACCATCCTTGGATTGCGTATAATCCATACGATTCACGATAAACCTTAACGACCATCCTAGCAGCCGTTTTAGATGCTCCGTATGGGCTGCGTGGTCTTTCTGGATGTGTTTCATCTTGGGGGGTCCGTACGACATCACCAAATTCTTCCGAAGAACCGGCATTATAAAATCGGCATGCTGGTTTGAACCTATAAATGGCTTCAAGACAATCCAATACAGCAGTTGAATTGGTTTCCCAAGTTTGGCGGGCAAAATCCCATGAGGATGCTACGAAAGATTGTGCGGCGAAATTGATAAAGTAGTCAGGCTTCAATACTTCTATTAATTTGTAAATCGAATGAGAATCAGTCAAATCAAAATTAACTAAAATAAAACGGGGATAGTCAACCAAATGTTTTATGTTATCGTGATTTTCGACACTTAAACGTCTTGCCCCACCAACTACCGTTAAATCGGTATGTGATAAAAGATAATCAACCATGTGGCTTCCATCTTGTCCAGTGACGCCTGTGACGAATGCAACTTTGCCAGAAAAATATCTGCCCTGTAAATCTTGTATATTGTGAACTTTCATAACCGATTATACGTATATCCTTATCTCCACAAAGGAGTAATTATATCAACATTAATGATTCTATCCACGCCATAGTAGAATCAACGTTGTAAGTTTCCAATCCTATAATATTCAGCATCTGTAAGTTAATGTATTTACCGTAATAGGCAATATATAACTTCCAAATAATACTATCTATATTCGTTGGTTCTGCTTTGTATAAAAAATTTAGCCAAGAAATATCTTTGGACCCCACCATTGAAATTCCATTAGAAACAAAATCCGCCGCGACAATATTAAATGTTTCGGACATACTCACTTGTAAACCAATATCCATTTCTCTTACAAGGGTTATGAAAGTTTGGTGATCCATCCAATGATGTTTAACTAAAATATGTTGAGTGCCTTCAAAACATCTTTCTATATTTGTTAAAACCGATTCGCCTTTTTGTTCCGTTCTGTCTGAATTGATATGAAATTTTATTTTTTTACCAATTTTGTTACCAAAAGCAATAGATGCCATTGCTTGATAAAGTTGATTTTTCATTGGTCTGATTGCCCCGAAACAACCAATATTAATATATTCTGAATCACATGGTTTGCAATCTTCTATGGTGTATTCCGGCGGACAATAAATGTTTGGGTGATAAATAACAGTAATATCAAAACAATCCCTGAATGTATCTACGATATCTCGGCTATTTGCGGAAATAAATAATCGCTTTGGAAATTTTTTAGAAATTTCATGATATCTTTTTAACCAATCGATAGCAATACCCTCATTGGCCAAAAATGGAATCTTACTATGAATACGAACGAACCATCTTATTTTTGGATGAATCTTTACTAATATTTCCATTTTCTCAGGTACAACCCACAAAGCTTCAATAAATACGTGTGTAGGTTGATCTAAAGTTACTTCTCTATCAATACAATTATTATCAACTACTGTAGTTGTTCTCGCTAAGATTCCGTGCTTTCTTAATTCATTACACACGAAATTACAAGAATTGATTAATCCATAAGATATTCCATAGGAATTATTTCTCTTCTTGCAGATAAATAGTATTTTTACTTTTCGGTCCATTTTATGTATTTGTATATTAGTTCTCCATCTTCGTCGAAATAACAAGCCCACCGGCCATCCGGAAAAGAAAAGTCTCGTTTTCTCTTCCGACATGATTCCTCCCATTCTTTATACCAATCACTTTCCCACCAATTTTTATTCTTTTCCATCATAACCATCACCCTCGTCATCCTCATCTTCCCAAGGTGGTTTATCACCTTCGTTATCTGATTCACTATCGGAGTCTTCTTCATCTGAAAATTTTTGATAAAAATCTTCAAAATCATCCTCGGATAGACCGAGTAAATTTATAATAGCATTAATTATGTAACAATTATCGTATTTGCTTAATTGTTTTTCGGATATCTTCTTGGATAGAAGAGTTGCCAGATAAGTCAATTCCATCGTTTTTTTATCATTGGCATCAGGCTCTACTCTACCGTCGCGAATACGATTGATTACTTTTTCTTGAGTTATGTCCCAAACTAAACCAGGAATTTCATGATTTTCTATAGCCAATTTGGTTTGTTCTATGACCAGTTCGGAGATCTTCTGGTTTAATTCGTCGTCTGATACACCATCTTTTTTGGCTTTGGCTTGTAATTTCTTTATTAATCGATTGTCGATTTTTTTCGCAATCGAAAAAGAAGCCAGTATGCCTTCTTCAGACAATATGTGTCTTGGACAATTCATGCCTATAAATATTTTTTAGATTGATTAAAAATCCAAAAATCAAACTCGACTCGTTGTTTTTCTAGGCGACCCCTGCATTCTATCAGGGTCATTAAAATGAACATCTACCCTATTGTTACGTATATACCCACGTCCACAGATAAATGTGCAATTATAACAGAGAAGTTTTATATTCTCTAATTTATGATTTTTTGGATCTCCATCTTCAAAATTCAAAACAAGTGGCATTTTTTCATCAGTTATTCTTTTTTCGCTGAATCCACATTGTTCACACTCAGCTTTTTTTGTTCCACTTCTTATTAAAAGGTCTTTAAGTCTAAATGCAGGATAATTAGGAAATTCACCATTTAATATTTTATTTAATGGGTATTTACCTTTATTTGGGTCCCAGTATCTTTTCTTTGACCCCTTTCCCCAAGGATTCGTTTTAAAAATACCATACTTAATTGCATATTTTTTGTATGTCGTGTAATCTACACCCAAATATCTTGCACAAGCTGCAGCACAATCATTCTTTTGTTGAGCTTCTAATATCTCTGATTCCAACAAAGGTCTTCTACTTCCCTTACTTTTTAATCTTGTTGGGGGCTGGGGTAGTATTCCGGAATCATTAAGTATATCTTCCGGCAATTGAAGTTCATCCATGACTTTTTTTGTGGTTAAATCATGGATTTGTTTCTTCATCTCTAGTATGTCTGATACTAGAGCATGAAGAACCTTCTGTTCATTACTTTGGCTTATCGGAGTTTCCATCTTCCCCTCTCATAGATTCTAACTTTAAATCTACACCATGTTTTTTCATGAAATTCATTCTTAGTAATTCTGCTTTTCTGTGACAACCAGCATTAACTAAAACGAAATAACTGTTCAATACTACAGGTACATTTAATTTATTACCCACTTTTTCAGAACATTCCATTACTATTGCTAGTTTAAAGTCAGGTTGCCCTAACTTTTTTTCTATAGCTCTAGTTGCTGCTTCCATGTAAACATCATCAAATATTGATGCATTTATTTCAAATTGTTCTTTCCAATTCAAACATTTGACGACAATCTTCTTAATCTCCGACGATTTCATAGATTCCTTCATATTATATCCGATTTTGTTTCCTCTAGCTAATGATGATATTAGTTATCTTATAAATCCCCGAAATCATAATTAACGTTGGTGATGGATAAATCTCCATCATTCAATAAGTCTAAATTCTTCAGTTTTTCCTGAAGGTTTTTGCATACCTTTTCTTCTACGGTTTTGGCAACAAAAACAATTTTTTGAATACTTTTCGTTTTGGCATCATCTCTCCATACTCTTCCCGTCGCTTGTCTCATTAAGACAGCCGAATAATTTGGTGATATTAATGCCAGTCTAGGATGATTTCCCTCCAAATCATGAAGGGAAAGTCCTGCTCCACCTGATGCTATGTTAATTAGAATAACTCGTTGATTATTATTTTGAAAGTTCTCGACGTTCTTTTGACGAACATCATCTTTCGTTTTACCATCAAAAATACAACTCGTCTTCAATCTTCTTGCGATTGCATCTATGGTTTCTGTAAAATTTAAAAATACGGCAACAGACATGCCATTTTCCAGCCCTTCTTCTATTATTTCTATAAAAAGAGGAACCTTAATTAATTCAATTTGTTGTCTAGCTCTTAAAACGGCAGTAAGTTCGCTGGCCTTGTCTCGTTTTATTAGAGCATGTAATTTTCTTAATTCCTTTTCCATCGTTGCGTGCACAGAATTAATTTCTTCAGCTTGAATATCATCCATGTCATAACAATCAGCAATAATGTCTGATTCTGGAAATCCAGGAATAGTATCTCGTGTCAACCTTACGCCACGATGTTCAAAAATATCTTTGTTTAATTTTTTTAATACTTTTTCTTTAATCTTTTTATCTTCTGTAAACATTAATCCGAATCGGCCCTTAAACACTCCATGTTCATATAACCATTCATAATATTGTTTTGGACCAGAAAATAATTTTATTGCAGTTCCAACGGTTCTCAATTCTAAAGGATTAGTAGCGTTTGTAGCCGAACAAAACAACATTTTAAATTTTTGTTTAATAGCTTCTACACATGTTTTAGAATTTTGTGTTTTGAAGTTCTTTAGTTTTTGTGATTCATCCCATATAATAAGAGTATCTTTAGGAATTTTCCATGTAAATTTTTCACGGTGGGTCTTTCGATTCATTACATACGAGGCTATTGGAGAATCTTTCTTTCCTGTTCTTAATTGTTCATAATTAATGATACCAATTAAAGAATCTTTCATTTTAAAGTGTTTACATATAACTCTTTTCCATGAGGCCATAACTGCCTTCGGACAAACTACGACGATTTTATGATTTATTTCTCTTGCTACTGCACAAGCAACATAGGTTTTGCCGATACCTAAATCGGAACCATCTATTGCAGAATTCCATTTATTAATTGCGGATACGAGTTTACTAACCGAATCTATCTGCCAAGGTCTTAGACCGGATATATCTTTGACTTTATATGGAGGTAGCCAAAAATCCTCTTCTGGGGGAGGGGTCTTCTCTTTTGGTTGTGTAAATGATTTAAAATCTAAGCACGTCTTTTTTGTTTCGGCTAAAAACCAATCATTTTCATTTTCTTTAAATACAGAAAATCCTTCTTCTCTTAATTTAAATTTCGCACCCTTCCAGTAAGCAAAAAAAGCCGACCTATATTCAATTGGAATGAGCCAAATCCGTCTCCACATCGTCTTTTCTTTCTCGACGACCTGATACGGTTCTGACCATTCAATCGATATTTCCATCGAAGTTTAATCTCCGTATTCTTCTTTTTGGAAATTCGTCACTTCATGAACATCGCAACGAACATGGGTTTTATCTTTATTTAAAACACCTATATTTACCTTTTCGGCCATAGCACGAGTAAACATGACTCCCTGAGGGTCATCATAACCATGACCTAAATCAATAAGATGTTGAATAAATTCGGCTTTAGAATGGCCTGTTAGAGGTTTCACCATTTCCGAAAGATGTCTAACAACATCAGAAACAGTATTGTGATAAACTACCCGCTTCAATAGTGGGTCTTGGACATAGAATTTGCTCATAATTTTTCCTATATGTATATTACGTTGATTTAACTGTAAACGGTTACAATTCTTATATCAACATATAATATCAAAACTTATTTGTGGACTATGAGCCAACTTAATTTATTTCCACTTTAACTCTCTTTTGATTTTATCAACACGGTCTTTGTCCGATTGGTCCATAGTTTTTGAAACTTCTTGTAAAAGTTCGGTGATAGTATATTCCTTTTCGGTGCCGGCCGCAGCTTCTCTTTCTTTCATTAGTTCGATAGAATCAATGAGTTTATGTAATGTGTCTTTGTATCCATCAGATACGTGTGTAGGAACTAAGTTGGCAAACTTTACTGCACCCGGAGCAATACCCTTTACGAGTTGAATCAACCAACTAAATCCGATTTCGAATATAGAAAAGATTGATCCTACAACAGGATTCGCCGAAGCAGCAAGTCTCAACACTAAATATAAAACTAAGAAAATGACAATAAACCAAACAATACTAAAGAATAGTCTTTTAATTCCGTAGAATATGGCACCTAATCCGAACCAACTATCCATTTCATTAAGAGTGGCTTTATATTGGTCTGCCTTCAAAGCATTATTCTCTGCCAACTTTAGATATTTATCCAATTCGGCAACTTTTGAAGCAGCCAAATCTTTCATTTGTACGTTTAATGATTGAATTTCTGCGTCTTTTACAGACAATGCATCTCTTCCTCGTTTTTGTTCAGAAAATATTTCGGAAAGTAGTTTATCTACAATTGCAATTACTTCTTTTACTTCATTAAAATCCGGTTTATTAGCCAAAACCTTTACACGGTCATTCATTTCTCTAGCAACATCAACTTCTTTTGGTGGGTCTTGAACCTTCTTTAATGCGTAATCGGTTCCTTCAGCCAAGGCACCAATATGATTGAGTCTTTCTTGGTCGGTGGCAGCCATTCCTCTTTCAATTTTAGTAAATTGTTCCTTGGCTTCGCTGTTTTTCTTATAAGAATCGCCTATGACTCCCTTATTTTTACTAAGAAGAGAACCACATCCCACCAACACAAAAATCAAAAAACCTGTAATGACGCCGCCAATATATTGTTTCATAGTATTAACCTCTTTCTTATAAATAGACTATCCCTTTAAAAGAGACTTTTTATTTTCTATACCGTAACGTTGTTCAAGGGATTCGGGGTCAACTATTCCCATTTTAGCTTTAAGAATCGCTAATGCCGCGACCGGAGACATCAGCCCGCAATTGAATCCTATAATTCCATGTTGTTTACAAAAATCTTCAAGAGTTTTTATATCTTTTTCTTTATGACTTAATTTTGGTTGAGGATTGGCATCCGGATTAGATTCCGACTCCTTCTTCTGAACCATTATCTTATGTGGGTCAAATTCATTGTTAGGAGTGGCTACTGGGGGTACCTGATTTAATTTTTGTGCCATAACTTGATTAAAATCCGGAACTTTTACGAATGTAGGTTTATAATCTTCTATTTCTTCCATAACAATTATTCTATACCAGCTTGGTTATATTTGTCTCCGAGCCAATTTACATTATTAAGTTGTTTTTCTAAATTAACCTGTAATTTAGTTGCTAATTCTTCTACAAAATTATCGGGTATAGTTTCTCCTGAAGTTAACATTTTATTGTAAGCTCTAAGGATACCATCTTTTATCATTTTCATTAAAAGAGATTTAAGATATTTTTTGGATTTATTTCTGTCAGAAACTTGTAAATTTTCATCCACTCCGACCAATTGTCTTTTCTTCCAATCTGGAACAGGAGAAATTTTTGGTTTTGCTCCAATACCATACAAAGCTTTCTTTTTATCTTCAATGGATTTTAAATGAATTGCACGGTCTTTAGCTTGTTGAGAATTGTCACCATCATCTTTATTTTTTTCTCCGTAAACGAATTCTTCATACGAAACGGTTTTATCTTTATCTCTTCCTCCACCAGTATATGGATTGAATAATACATCCTTTAAATCGAATCCTTCATCATTAGCGATCGTTTTCAATATTGGTAGTATATGATTTAATCCTATTTTCTTTAATTGATTAGATTTGTTCCAAAAAGTAATAATGAGTTGACCGTCCATTTTAAAAATTCTACCTAAAACTGAATCATTATAACTGAGAGTAGGCCTCATGTCAGAATTTTCTGCATCAAATTCGCCTCTTTCCAAATTTTCTTTATATCCTGCTATTGTATCAACTAATCCACCATGAGTTTCATAATCCCATGTATGTTTTGTAAGATTAATTTTTCCATCTAAGAAAACTGTATGGGCTTTTGTGTTTCCTCGTAACCAATGAACCTCACTGTTTTCAAAATATATTATGAATGGACCTACACAACAAGAATTATCATCAAATTGACAATCAGCGAATTCTTCGGGATGTTCATTTAACTTTTCTTTTTTTTTAAAGTTACCGGTTTTAATTCCGTCTTCCCAATCTCTAAAAATCATATTTCCCAAAAGATATGCTTGTTTTTCCATCTTTCTCATGTGAGGGTCTTTTTGAGCATATCCGGGACCAAGATTATCATTATTACCTTTATTGAGCTGTTCGTGTTCATGTTGCCAGTGATGAATAATTTCGTGTGCAAAAGAACGAAGAATATCTTTTGGATGTCTATCAGTAATGTTTAGTTTAACAATTCCCGTTTCAGGCTCGTAATGTGCTGTTTTACCTAAAAGTTTGCCGGAATTTTTTATATCTTCTACCAAAATAACTTTGGGAGTCTTTTTTAAATCCAATCGTTCTCTTAGATAGAGATAGAGACTCGCTAGATTTTCTTTAAACTCTTGTTTTTGTTCTGGTTTCATTACTAATAAATATAAATTCTCCGTCTATTCCATTGGTTTTATTGATGGAATGGGTTTAACTTCATAAGGTATATCAGGATGAAAATAATCACTAAAACTAAGGTTATCATCATCCAAAAAAGCATCCAAATCCATAACTTCTTCAAAAGATTTTTTATCCGGTGGGGGACCTGATAAAATATGTCTTAATTGAGCATAAGATATTCCGAGTTTGTCAGCTGCCACTTGTAATCTGTTTGGTGGATATTTAGTTAATACCGCCCGTTTGGCTTCTGGAGAAAAATGTTGTAATTTTCTCAATTTATTTATTTGTTCATCTGATAATTTGGATTGGGTGGTGGTATTTTTTCTATTAAATACTTCATCATAAGAAAAAAATCTATTTGGAATACCTATGAATTCGAAAACGGTATTTTTAATGTTTGCTCCTAGTAAAACAAAAGCATTATGAATTTGAGTTTCATATCGTCGAACATTAAAATGATTTTCCCAAAAAGAACACATGTAATACCCTTTATTATCCATGTCTTCCCATATTCTACCAGAAACCATAACCTGGGAATCAACTCTCTCGTCAGTTGCAATGATTCCTGCATCCCTTAATGGTTCAAGTAAGAAATGGTGCGTAAAATTTTCTTTGTGCCAGTTTAAATTTCCAGCATTACTTTCTTCGTAATCTTCCGCTGCATCATCATCATCCAAAAAAATTTTTAACTTTTTGGGACTAGCAGCCACTACAAAAGGCCGGCCATAAAAATCACTGTCTATAACAGAAAATAATCCAACTACATCATCTCTATTTTCCCATGAATAACCGTTTCCATTATATTCTATGTAGTCCGGGTCTTCATTCAATAATTTTTTGAATGGAAGTGGCATACATGACATTATTCCGTCATATTTGGTTCTGTCTGAACCGACCGGGCGTGGTCATCTTTTTGAACTCTGGCTTGAGTAGGAGCCACAACTTTCATTGAATGACATTCATCTACATCTTTTTCATGACATTTGCATTCACATTCCGGAGGACAGTCACAAGCAAATTTTGGATCTCCTGTACATGGGCACTTATCTCCTTCTTCTAAAGTCATTTCATCTAATACTTCACGAACCAACGTTTTAATCAAATTTACGTGGGATTCTTGAAGTTTGGGGGTGCCATCTATCTTACCAGAAGAATTTGGACCGCCTTGACCGTCAGCAGTGGCACTAATTTCCTTTGGTGTTCCATCGATTTTACCTGAGGAATTTGATCCACCTTGTTTTTGACCTTCGCCGGAAACAACGTCACCACCAACGGAATGAGATGCAACGCTTTTATCTACCATTCCGGCAGCAGTAATTTTATCTTCTGCATGGCCACCAACTTTAGTCATACCAGAAACAGCACCATCAGCACATTTGCCACTGGTAGGTTTTCCTACCTGAATAATTTTGGCCAATCCAACCATACCACGTACACGGGGTATTTTCATAGACCCATCATCGTATTTTAATTCTGTATCATCCACATCGTCTTTTTCTAAACCTATTCCTGGAGATGAATTATCAAAATGATTATGTTCCTCGTTTATATCCGAAGATTTCTTACCATAAAACTCTCGGTAACTTAAAATTTTATTGTTTTTATTTTCCATATCGTTTTTCCTGTTTCTCTTTGAGTTTTTCTTGGATTATATCACAAATAGATCGAGGCGTTCTTTCTACTTGTTTTTTTCTTTCTATTATCATTTGGTCAAGAAGCTTAACAGTTTCTTTCACTTTCATTTTTTCATCATCGATGTTTAACATACCTAACCTACTGTAATATTGAGGGTCTTGTTTTAAATTGTTTAATACTGCTTGTTTAGCAATACTCTTATCTCTCTTCACCATGTTATTCAATTCATATTGAAGTGCCATGAGGATTTCATCTGGAGACGGAGTAATCTTTTTTGAAAATATTTGATTTACTTGATTATCAATGGAAGCTGAATCAGGACCAAGAGGGGGTTGAATATTGTCCGAATCTAAATCTTGAGAACCGCTTGGTTGATTTCCTATATGATTTACTCCCTTTTCAGAAGCCGAAAATGAAGAAGGGTTTTGAGTAATATTTCCGCCAGCAGGAGTACCGTAACCAGGCCCAACAGAAGATATACCAGCGGCACCACCCGGTGCACCATCAAATGTATTTTCTATCGTGAATTTGTCCATACACTATAAATAGTATGGACTTAGGAGAAAGGAGGAACAAGTTAGTGAGATTTTATAATTCTTCTATAAGAATTTTTTTAGATGTCAGTTCTATCATTATTTCTTTACCATTAATAGATGTTTCTTCGAGATAAAAAATCGTATGTTCACCGACAATATTTATAGACTTCACTTGTTTTATGGGATTTAATTTACTATGATTACATAAGTTACTAGCTTTACGTATATTCATATTATTATTGAAATAATCTATCCAATATTGTTTATTTTTTATTGGAACTTTGGTACCAAATGATGATATATCATCCGGCATCATACGTTCTATCTCCATCTTTATCCTCAATTGGTTTTCCATCAGAAGGAAGAGAAGTATCCCATTGGAATTTTGGTCTGAAATCTCCGTCACCATCAGAATACAACGTCACGTTACGTGAAGACCCCAATCCACCAAGTTGTTGCATGTATTTCAACATAGCAAGAAAATGAGGAATCCATCTCTCTTCCATACTACACTCAATAGTAAATGTTTTACTGTTTCTCATGTTTCTCTCCGTGACAGTTCTTACATAAAAGAACACAATAAACAAAGTAAAGGTTTTTTATAATACCACCTTCTTTTTAATAATTTATCTCTTTCCGGATTATTTTTTACCCAATGTTTATCTCTACATCTCGTAGAACAAAATTTCTTATTAGGATGTTTTGTAGATAGTAAAAAATCAGAATTACAAAATAAACATTTAACTAATGTCTCCATTTTCCTTTATCTTCTCGTTTTCGTAATCCGAAACAGGTCTTCTATATAATTCCAATTTTATACACTCTAATACACCAATTAAATCATTAGCAGTCTGATATCCGCGTTGAAGATTCAAAATTCTATTACAAACCGTTGATATGACGTAATTTATTTCTCCCACCGAATATAATGGTTTGCGTTCATCAAAAAGATTTTCCTCTGTGAGTTTTCGAACAATAGTATCTATTAATTCGTCGTATTTCTTTCGGTCTTCTGGTTTAATATAAGGCATATTATTCGAAACTTTTACATTTGAGTTGAATTACGGTGACAGTAGAAGTCAAATCCAAATCAGGATAATAATCTCTCAATCCTTCAAATAAATCCGTTCTCGACACAAACCCATCTTTTATATATTCGTCTTCGGTTATGTCATTGAGTGTAGTATGACGAACGTTGACTACTTCTGCTTCCATGCACCAATTTACATCGGGACAAGCCAAAATAACTTTACCGGGTTTATAATCTCTATGACCTTCTCGAATTGTGATAGTTTTTTCTCCACTCATTGCTACATCTATAAGAGATTCTGACAGGAGAAGACATTGTAAAGGTTTTTTTAATTTAGACTCCATAATTTATTTTAACTAAATATTTTTTTGTTATTGATTGAGAATGAGCCAGAGAAACTTCAGCAACAGGAGTTCCCGGAGGATAAATAGTTTCGATGGTAACTGGTCCCTTTTCTTTAACAAGAGTTAACAATCCATTGATTATTTCCTCAGACGTATCAAATGATAATGTCTCACTCATACTGGTTCCATGTATTCTACAGGTATTCCAAATTCTGTAGCAATCTTTATTTCAGCATTGACTCCGGTTGATTCCTTATATCCATCAACCATCAAAACTATAAGTTTTTGACAACGAGCAATCATTGCCACATCGAATGCTTTCCAGAATTCCCAATGACCTGGCAAACTTGCATCAACCGACATTGGATGACATTGAGAAATAGGAGCAAAAACAAAATGACCTTCACACATCAATTTTGAAGCTGCTCTATTTGATGCATGAAATCTTTCTTCTTGAACAGATTTATCTTTATGAGAATACGGACAGGCTAAATATATGAGGGAATTATTCATATCAATTCGAATTAGGATTTAATGCTCCTGTTAAATGAATAAGTTCCACCGAATTATATGGTTGAACTATTAAATTAATGGCCAATGTTGCTGGCTCCAAAAAATATACATGTGTTCGATATGATTGTATTATTTTCATATCTTCGAGTGTCAGTAATTCTTTATCGATATTTGATGACACTTTAGTTCGTGTTTCAGAATTCATCGGTTCAAATGCCGATGCACGTAACTCTCTATCAATTAATTCTTTCAAAGTCTTAACAAGAACACTATTTTCATACCTTGAAAGAGTGTCTGATTTTTCCGTTGTATTATTTGACCAAGAAGGTCTTGGAATCCAAGCAAACAAACAAGTCAAAAATGATGCTTTAGTAAAAAATTGTCTTCTATTCATTGTTGACCTCCTTCAAAGCAAGTTCATACATGTTCATTAGTGTAGAGCTTAATGTTTCGCCTCCATGAAAGACTTCTAATTTTTTGTAAAGATTCAAGGTCGATTCTTGATTTTGCTTCTTTTCCATTCTTTCTAACTATTATTTCAACTTCATTTTTCATAATTTTATCGTAATTCAGGTTTCAAAAGTTTCCAACGGTCGCTGTTAATTCTTACAATATTATCATCGATGTTTTCTACCATCGTCATGACTTCTTCAACGTTATTGTAGATGTATTTATGAGGAACAGCACCCATTATCCACAATGGAGTCTTTTTCTTACCACCTTCAATAGAAAGGAACAAAGGTTTCTTTTCACGAATGACAGTGGTTATTTCTTCGGCACTTCCCCACGATGCTTTCTCTGGAATGATATGAGCTATAAAGAAATCACAAATATCACACAATCTTAAATCATGAGAACGAACCTGCCACATTCTCTGTTGAACCAAATCATATTGTTCTGTTTCCATCCAGTGATGCATTTCATCTCGTGACCTTTCATCTTCTGGAATTTCATTAATGAATGGTTTGTGATATGGGTCGAAAAAGGTAATATTCCTATTGGCGAGCCTCTGTTTTATAACATCTCTCCATCCCCGGCCGTCTGAATATTGCATGTGACCAATCAGATAACAGCGAGTTCTAAACAAAACGTTTTCTTTTGTTTTAACAGATGATTGTTGGTCTTCTGCATTACCAAACAATAATTTTTTGTGTTCATTTTCCATAGGAATTTTATAATTCTGGTTTTTAATAACCCGGCAACCTTCTTCTTCTAAAGAACGAATCCGAATGTCAAACCACTCTCCGGTGGCATCATTTCGTTGTAACCACCAAGGCGGATCACCGGCTGACAGTTTTGTTGACATTATTAGTCGGTAACTGTCACAAACTCCAGAGCTAATCCACGTTGTTGTGCAAAATCCATCAAATCAGGTAATTCACGAACCGGACGATAGTTTACTGCAACTTCAAGAGTTTTGCAAAAACGGGTTGGATGATTTTCAATCACGTTTGCACCACGCAACCATTGATGGGTGTGGTATTTTTGAATAAATTCGGCTAGGGCCTGACGGTCTTTTTCGTTTGTTGGTAATTTCATAATTTTTTCTTTCCTACATTAATAATATCGAACATTACTTCAAATGTTTCAAGATTTTATATACACACGCCAAAAACGTTAAGTCTCTGGCCTTTGGAATGACAAGTGAAGATTGATACAGTGATTCGGCCAACTCTACAATGATTAAAGCATCCTTTCCCTTTCCGTAAGAATCGACCTTTTCAAACAATTGTTTATACAAAGCATCAAATGAATTTGGGTCAAAATCAGCAACCAACTGACGTATCTCTCCGAATGAAGATAGTTTCGGAGACTTTAGAATTTCGACAATCTTTTCAATGAAGTCGTTATTGACAATTGATTGTTTTGATATCTTTATGACACCATTCACCGTTGACTGTTGAGCAAAATTAAGTACTTTTCTCATGTCAGGATGAAAAGAGTTTATAATAAAAACAATATCTTCTTGTGTAAATTGTACATTTTCAATTGTTAAGATTTCGGCCAATTTAACGGCCCCTTCCTTTTTACTGGAAGGACGGATTTCAAACCCCTGAGTCCTTGAAATTAACGCTGGAATTATCTTTTCTACATAATTACATGTTAAAATAAACCGTGTATGAGCCGAATATGTTTCCAACAAATTTCTAAGAACAGATTGTGCATTAAGAGTCAAGAAGTCGGCTTCATCCAATATGATGACCTTTAATGGTCTAAATCCAGCGGAATAAGCAAAATTCTTAATCTTGTCTCTAATTGTTTCAATACCATTTTCATCCGATGCATTAATTGTCATTACATCACATGGTATATGTTGAACGATTAATTTAGCCAATGTAGTCTTTCCGGTACCAGCAGGCCCACTGAATAAAAGATTTGGAATATCTTTCTTTTCTATGAAAAGTTTGATTTGTTCTTTTATATCCGAGTGTCCGACATATTCATCCAATGTCGCAGGCCGATATTTCTCAACCCAAAGAGTATGTTTTTCTCTTTTGGCTAAGGTTTTATCTAAACGTGATTCATCTTCAAAAAAATCATTCATAATTATGATGGAATTGATACACCACGTTCTTTTAATACCGAATCCAAAGCAACCGTGGATAATCTATGAACCTCTTCACCTTCAGGAGAAGTCGATACCACCAATCTACCTTTCTTTGCTTCATCGACGGCCCAACGATAGATGCTTAGTGCATCTTGCATTACTTCTGTATCCGTCTGATTCAGTTCCGCCATGAGTTTATTCATGAATGGAGAACTGACTGTAATCGATATATCCATATCAGTCTTCGGTATCAACCTTAATCATGTAATACTTGGAAGTGAGTCCGGTGTCAGCGTATTCAACAAACGCTATTCCAGCTTCTGATACCTTTAATACTGCATCCTTACCTTCGGAATTAGCCGTGATAATTTCTTTTAATACTTTGGCGGAAAAACTAATTGGTTTGGTAACTTTATCCTTTCCATCAACTGTTTCAACATCCAAAGAAATTCTATTGATGTTAGAATTTACACTATATCCGAGAACCATTTCCAGTCGTCCACGTTTCTTACTCATTGCCAATGTAAATAATTCAACATCCGATAAAGCACCTTTAGCTTTAAAGAATCGACTAATGAAATCTTCAGACAACTTGATTTCAACATCCGACAGAGGCAATGTTTTCAAATTTGGAGATTGATGAATGACCGACAAATCTCCAGCAACGATAGACATTTCTGATTTATCATCCGCCATAAGAACGGAAGTCACTCTATTTACATCATCAGGGTCAGTCGCCAACGTAAATGTAACATCCGAACCAAGTACATTCAACATTCTCGTTATAAGAGACGTATCCAAAACGCCCAATTCAGTATCTTTAAATGCATCGAAGTTTTCCAACGTTACATTGGCCATGAACTTTCTACAACTGGTCATTGCAGTGGTTGACAATTTGTTTTCCTTACTCAACCAACGAACTTGATTAAGAAGGCCGTTGAGGTAATACTTTTTGATAAATGATTCTAATCTTGATTTTTCCATATAAGTGTATGTGTTGTTTATTTTACTATAACCGATTAATACTTGGCTGTCGAATTTTTATACTAAGAAGGAATCTAAAGTGATTCCTTCGCTCTTTGGTTTATTTATATTTGCTTCAGACGGAATACAAAGAGATATATTGATGTTAAATTTTACAGTAAATGATGAAAGTTGTTTTTCTACAAATCGTTTTAGTTCTTCGGTATTCTCAGGGGGAGGGGTACTACCAGGAACAGGACCATAAGGGCCTCTTCGACCATTTTTACCACCTGGAAGAGGCATGGCTACGGATTTGATATCATTTTCCAATATCACCAATTTCATTGATTGAATACTTTGTTCTATCCAATGGACGGTACTCCAATTTCTCCAATCGTCTTTTACTGCCAATCCAAGAAGATACATGCCGTCTGCATTTTTATACACATAACAAGTTCCTGGTTTAATTTCCTTTAAATGACATTTCTGTTTATAATCCGAAAACATTTCTGGATATCTCTTTTTAAATTCTAATGCTATTCCTGCACCCATTGCACCGACACAATTGATGGTATTTACGTAGGCATCGGCCTTAATATTAAAAATGGAATCATCTAAAATCTTGAACATATCAATTCTCTATCCTTGGGATTACAACGTCTTCGGCCATTCGTTGTGCTCTGGCTGCGATTTGTACTAATTCATGATACATTGATTTGTAATCTCTGAGTTTATTCTTTTTCTTGACTTCATCCCAAAGTTCATCCACTTCTTCATTTAATAAACTAAATCCTTCGTGAGTAGAATGAACTTTTTCTGGATGTCTTTCACGTAGTTGTGAAAGCTTCTTCGTAACATCCTTTAAAAAATTATCAGGCTTCATTCCTCAACGTATAACCTAATCGAAAAAATACACAGTTCAAGATTTTATAACTTCTTTAACAACGAAAGAGTCAGCACGTTCACCACAATCGAACGATAAAGCCATAGGAATCAACCATCGAAGATTGGGCATGACATTGGAAGGAAGGAATTGAGTAGAATATATTCCAACAGTTTCATCCGTTGTTGTTGTTGGTTCTTCGGTAAGGAATCCAGAATAACAATAGACGTAATAGTTTTTATCATCATGTAATTGACAAAATAATTTCCAATTATTGAATGATATGTCAGTTTCTTCCTTAAATTCCCTCATCATTGCATCGATTGGAGACTCATTAAGTTCTATTTTTCCGCCAATACCATTTAACTTTCCTTTTTGCCAATCCGGCTTCTTCTTCTCTATCAAAGCCACCTGTAATCCTCCGGGCCATTTATAAAATCCAAATCCTAAAACGTAGGGTATCATACGGCATTAAAATACTTAATAATTTGTTCGGCGTCTTGTTCGGTAATTCCCTTATGAGAATCGGTTCTAAGCGATACGACTTTTTTGGAACCAAAATTCCAATCCATATCATCCAATGCTAAATGTTGTGTTACATCAGAATGATTATTTAACCAATGTCTTACTTGGTCTGCTCGTTCAGGAACTTCCTCGTCTCTTATTGTTGATCCAACAACCCTCGACCTACAACACACACCAGCGGATAATAACATAAATTCAAACCCCTCCAATGTCATTACTCGTGGAACAATCATATATCTCCAAGACGACGATATCACAATTTGAAGGTCAGGAACACTCAACAACACATAGTTCAGATTTTCTACACACATTGAGTCGAATCCACAATATCCGTTTCTTTGTGGTTGTAATTTATTAAGAACACCATCTATGTCTAGGAATAATACTTTCATAAAAATTTAAATTGTCTAATAATCGAAAAATTGTTTTGATAAAGACTCATCGGCCTTTTTAAATTCGGAAACATTCTTTCTGTTGTGATTCACCACAGATAAATCGAATTTTGGCTTCTCCGTCATCTTTTCAAATCCATCATCTGTTTGTTTCTTCCACTCCAAATCAATCTCTTTTGGATAATCTAATGTCCATTCTACTGTTGATTTTGTCAACATTTTTCGAGAGAGTTTATTTAAAGGCATAATGTATCGGAACTGTTTTCCACGTATCCTAATAATTCCTTTTGATTTGATAAAATCTTTCGTTAACCAAAAAACTTTTTCTTTGCCGATTTGTTTAGCGTTTTCTTTACACAATTCCTTTGCCGATCGGGGATGAATCTTTTCTCCGTCGGGACCAATGTAAACATCCGTCCAAATGAATCCTCCATATAAAAAATTTGCCGATTGATAGACGTATCCAACCTTTCCAACAATTCCATCTGCCCAAGTAAATAGAAATTTTCTTTCTGGTGTGTTGACCTTCATCCAAGAAATCACAGCAGATAACATCTGAGATTCAGAGTTTCTTGGCATCGAAGGCTCCATACACATCTTACCTATTTCATAGTAATCCTTAGTTGTCAATGTAGGAAATAGTTTCCGAATTGTAGCAAGGGGCTGGGTACCCCACCCTAACGTCAATACTCCAACCAGTTTTTCTTTGAGATAGATACCAAGAAAGTGCTTTGTTAATTTCGGCATAACTTTAGAATAATGATGTTTATGGATAAATTCTCCGGCGAGAAACTTATCTATACATTTTATTGTAAAACTATATTTCATTTTAATATTCTTTTAATTTATCTGTAAAAACATTATATCTAAAAAATCTACAATTCATAATCCTTTTTATTTCTATCATTCTTTTTTCATCTTTTTCTTTTAATTTATTACTTGCATAATAGTGATGAGATTCATCATATTCCACTACAATATTTCTTTTTTTATCGTATCCATCTACATAATAACCTAATTGATTTACATAAAATTCTCCACCATTTAATGCGTGTTGTAACCTCCATCCTTTCTTTTTATTGAGTGTATCCAAATATTTACATCCTAGCTCATTAAATCGAAGAGATTGAATTCTGTATTTCTTTTTAATTCTATCTATCAAAGACTTCCTCATTTTTATTTTAGACTCTATACTATGTTTTCTTCCATAAAACGCATTATTTTTACCTTTATGTTTTCCCAAATTAATTATACTCAATTTCTCTTTTGTTTTCTGTGTGTGATGTTTTCCTAACATCGTAGGTATTCTTAATTTTGCAGAACATTTTTTACACAATTTTCTATTTCTTTTTCCTGAATTATAGCTGTTATAATTTTTGTAGTAACTTTTTGTCTTACACCCACAACAAATTTTTAAAAATGGTCCTTTAGTTTTTTCTTTTAATAAAAGACATCGTTTACATATAGATTTTTTTCTCACAGACCGGTTCAAAGATGATTTAGTTTTATATATTACAACTTTTTTACATTTTGGACAAGATTTCTTATTCTCGTTCATAGTTTAAAATTCAAAAAAATTCTCAGCAGTCTTCATAGAACTATTGGGAAACTGCCATCTAAATACGTTATAGAAATCTATTAATTTACTCTTCAGTTCCTTTTCAAACATTGCTGTTCTATCAATATTCTCGGTTATAAAATCCATCATCTTCTTTGGGTCATTTCCATCGGCCTTCATAGCAATAACATCTATACCGAAGGAGTTTTTCTTCAAATATACCCATTTTATCTTCTGTCCATGATGAATTGGTTCTACGGATTTATCCATCTCCCACTTATTTAATAAATCGTTGTAATAAATACACGCTTTTACTTGAGCTGGAGTACCTTTTATTATTTGAAACGGTTTTCTTGACTCTGGATTGTAATTGTGTTTACCATCCTGACTAACAAATTTCACCGATGTATTTTTTGCAATGGCAATAACGTCGATGTTCTTAATCGAATCCTTGAATGTCAAAATATCTTCGTCTAGTTTTTGTTGTGATACACCTTGTAAAAGATTTCTTAAAAATCCTTCCATGAATTTTCTAAATTCTGCCGGAAACGATGTTCTAACCACGTCAATACCCTTAACTTCTAACTCCGGCTCTTTTAATAAGGATCCTTCTTTGTGAATAATCCACTGAGCGTATCTCTTCTTTGCTAACCATACCGATGTTTTAGAAATAACTTCTTGTTTTGCATCAAACGTATGTTTATCCAAGTTAAAAAATCTCTTAGCCATTACATTATAGAATTGATTCACGAATAACTGAACTTCGGTAGTAACCGTCATGATAGCATCGGTCATCTTTGTATCATCATTAAAGTCTATGTCTGGAAAAATCTTTTTGATGATTGGTTTTGAATCCACGAAGCATGAATCGGTATCTGTATAAATAACCCAATCTCCGTTTTCGGTTTCTAAGGCTCTTTTATAATATTCATTAATGGCCTTGGCCGTCGTTTGAATAATAGATACACCCGTTGTAGTAACGGCTTCAGCATTATCTACATCATAGCATCGAAAGACAGGAAGACCTAACACACCATACAACGAATTAAGCAAAATCTTCCAAACTTGTTGTCTCTGATTATTAAAGAAATATCCTTCCATATCTCCCGATTTCCTACAATCTGCAGCCACTTTTCTCATATCTTTTCTTTGTTGGAACCACTTACTAAGAATCTCCGGGATAACTCCACGTTTATCTTGTCTATATAGAATTCCATTAGAACTAAGGGAATAGTTGGAATTTTTTACTAATTCACTAAAGTCTTGTGACTTATATTCGACTCCACCAACCTTATAAGATTCGTATTTGTTTCTGACCCACAAATCAATATCAAATTTACAAAGACCGGCTTCAATAAAATCAGGTAAAGGCACATCCGTATCGATTCTATTATATTCTTCTGTTAAGTTCTTTGTTCTTAACTTTTTACCTTCTTCAGTCAATTTCACGCCAGTAATTTTTCCAGCTTTTGTTTCCGGTGATATATTGAGGCTGATAAGAATATTGGGATACATGGAGGTTAAATCCAAATCAAATACCCAATCATATTTTCCTGGCACAGGTTCTTTTACGAATGCACCACTAAATCCTTCTTCTCCTTCTTCTAACTGTTCTTCATATTCTTCTCTTCCAGTAAGAGATTTATTTGGAGCAATAGTTCCTCCATTTCTTTTTAAGAACATTAGAATGGCCCCTTCAAGATATCTACTCGACATGCCGAAACTATCATAGGATACGTGTCCTACGTGACAAATACGACGAGCCAGGTCAATAAATTGAAGTTTTTTGTCCAGTGCAGCAACGATTCTAACGTCATTCAAGTTATACTCAATAAATTTATTGATATCAGTTCTAAAAAGGTCGGTAAGATTACCTTTATATTGAATCTTATCCATTCCCACAACTTTTTTACCGATTGGACCTAAAGCATAGGATGGTTCATTTTTTCCACTAAATTTCTTATATAATGTTAAATAATCCAAACACGATATACCAGCAACCACTAATAATTTTTTATGTGGATTTACATAACATAATCCGACCGGAGAAAGACACTTGGCCGTCTTTGCATTAATACAATTTTTCATTCTAGTATAGAGATACGGCATATCAAACCCATCAATGTTCCATCCCGTTACGATTGAAAAATTCCATTCATGCCATTTTTCTAAAAATGTCATTAACATAGTTTCTTCATCAGTAAATGAAGAAACAGTAACATCTTTCTGATTACTATTCTCAACTCGGCCAGATTCATCACACACAAATACATGATATTGATTCGTAGTACAATCTAATACTGCAATAGACACTATGGCCTTGTCAGCGACTTCCATGTTCGGAAATCCGCCTTCGATATCAATTTCGATATCGATTATACCGATTCTATGACCTGTAGATGGTTCATCTTCATCATACAAATCAACCAAAGTTCGAGTTTCTGGAGAAACATCGGATTCAAACAAATCTGTATCCTTGTCATCGTAATTGACAACTTTGGTTAATTCGTCACCATAAATGGAACGATACCTTCCTCCAACTTGTTTCTTAAACGCATACTTCTGATATGGAAAGGTTTTCAATCCTTTCATATCATCCCACAAATATACTGTGGAAGTCCTTCTATCTATGTAGATGTTCTGATACACTGTAAATTAAATCTAATACATCTTGTTGATTGTGAAAGTATTTATACATCGAAGTAAAACGATAATCTTCGATAAAATCTTCTAATGTTTTATACTGTTGTTTATAGTCGTCTCCGGGTTCAACCATAAATTCATCTGCAACCTGAGTTAAAATTTGATAGGAACAGTGAATATCACCATTGAACCAAATTTGTAAAACAACTTGTTCTTTTGGTTCATTTAATAATGGAAACCTCCAGATAAACTCATAAAAGTTATATCGGTATGTGGTAAAATGTAAATTAGTTAGGTGGGGTATTCTCATTTTGAGTGATATTAGTTGGTTCCGGCAAAACAGGCAATTCAATAATGTGTTCTAATTCATGAGTCACCTTTAGAAACAATTGTTCTAATAATGGTTTGTATTCATCTTTTATTTCAGGCACAATTCGCTGGATGTGTTCCACAATGTATTTTACATTGTAAGACAATAACATATCCCTAGTTATTTCGTAGGGAAGTTTGGATGGAAACTTAACGTTTACAAGATAGAGTAATAGACATAACTCGTCTTCATTAATGGATGTCAATTGAACCATTGTCATTCTGCAACTGTACACCAATATTTTAATTTCGTCAACGTAAATTAATACCAACGAGCTTTCGGTTTATTTGTGCAAACAAAACTTCTGAACGAATTGGATGATCATATTTTGGAATGCGAGAATTCAAGTTAACCAAGTCATCACCTGTGGGTTGTTTTTTGGATAGCTGATATTTTCTCGTATCACCACGCATAGGAAATCGATTAGGAAAAACGGTGAGTGACCTCGACCTTTCAACAATACTAGGGCTGCCTCTATTAGCATAAACGGATACGGTTCCTGAATAAGAATATACTAACAGACGTTCCGAATCAACATTTAACAAAACTGTAGAAGCGTCGGTGATTTCTACATCTCCAAATGGCGTCGAAACAATAGTAGATGATTCGGCAACGGGAGGTTTAGTAGAATTAATCACTAATTCTCCTGATACAAGATTCAATATCAATGAATGTTTTCCGGCTTTTAATTCTTGTGGCGGTGCGGTAAGGTTTTTAACTTCTTGGTCGAATTGAACAATGTTTAATGTTGTGTTTGTGTCCACTTTGGCAATTAATTCATTGGAAAAATACAAAATAGATTGATTTGTGTTGGAATATAAACCCAACAAATTATTTACTTCATACGTGTGACCTATTTTCCAAGTAACTGTAGTGTATTGTTCACTGATTTGACCGGAATAAACATACACCACACCAGACCTGAATTCGGCAGCCGGTTCACAGATTTCAAATACTTGAGCGGGTATTGATATTGACAGCATCAATAAAAACAAAAATAAAAACTTTTTCATATAATAACTCTCCTTATTCTAAATTGACTTACTAACGTATCAAATATATACTGTAAACAAATGGAAGAATCAAATAAAATAGATGAAGTGTCTTCTCCTAAAATTACTGAGGTTATTTCGGAAGGAGTTAAAAAAAAGAAAAAGGTAAGTTATTCCCAATTTAAGGATTGGTTTAATTGTCCCCATAAATGGTATCTTGACCATGTAAAAGGATTAAGAAAATCCGAAGGATCCGTTAATACATGTTTTGGAACTGCCATTCACGAATCTCTTCAGAAGTATATCGAAGTAATGTATAAAGAAAGCGTTGTCAAAGCCGATGCACTAGAATTGTATCCTTTATTTGAATCAACTTTTAAAAGTGAACTAGAAAAAGAAAAGATAGTATCGACCACCGAAGAATTTGAAGAATTTTGTAAAGATGGTCAAGCAATTCTTGATGCTTTTTTGAATGTCAGTAACCGAATGAAACATTTTCCGTCTCACAAATATGAATTTTTTGGAATTGAAGATGAAATTAGAATGCCTATTAAAAACAATATCGAATTCATTTGTTACATTGACGTTATATTAAAAGAAAAACATACAGGCAGATTTAAAATTTTTGATATCAAAACCAGCCGAATGGGATGGAACAAATATCAGAAAGAAGACCCATCTAAAATTTCTCAAATATTATTGTATAAATCTTTTTTTAGTAGAAAATACAATATTCCAATTGATAAGATTGACGTGGAATTTTTCATCGTTAAAAGAAAATTGTATGAAGATTATCCATATCCTCAGAGTCACATTCAACCATTCGTTCCTAAACATACGAGCAAAACAATGACTGATACGATCAATGTTTTCGTTCAGTTTGTAACGGAATGTTTTACTTCCGAAGGAGAGTATAATGATGACCTATCTTTGTATCCTAAGATACCTGGAAAAAACAAAAAGAACTGTAAATACTGTCCTCACTATAAAAAGGAATGTGATGCCAAGTCATCACTTACAAAAGAAGAATCCGATTAATTTCTTCGAAATAAAATAACGATTTTCTCGATTTCATACATACTTAAACTCGTAAGGATTAACGTATTTACGTAGAAAAGTATGAAAAAAGACACTCGTATAGCAACCACCGCCAAGTTAGAAAACGACTTGTATGATGAATTTAAGATTCAAACCGTAAGAAAGAAACTCACCCTTCAAACATTTGTAGAAAAATGTGTCCATCTTTATACTACTAATGGAAAATTTCGAGATTTGGTTGATGATTTCTCGTTACCAAAGTTAAGCACGAGTGGTTCTTTTGGCTCGTAATTTCTTCCGACAACAAAAAAGTTTTAATTCCGATACAATAACTATGAAAAAGAAAATTTTGTTACTCTCCGACGATTTAAGAATGCATTCTGGCGTTGCAACAATGTCCAGAGAATTGGTTTTGGGAACTCTTCATAAATACGATTGGGTTCAAATAGCTGGTGCTATACAACATCCAGAAAAAGGAAAAATCATTAACATGGATGCTGCATGCGTTCAAATGACGGGAGTAAAAGATGCCAAGTTGGTGTTATATCCTGTCGATGGTTATGGAAACGAAGACATTCTTTTTAACATCATCGATAAAGAAAAGCCTGATGCAATCATGCACTTTACCGACCCTCGTTTTTGGGGATGGTTATATGCCATTGAAAGACAACTTCGTAGTTTTATTCCATTAACTTATCTAAATATTTGGGATGATATTCCGTATCCAATGTATAATCGGCCGTTCTATGAATCTTGTGATTTGTTAATGTCAATCAGTAAACAAACCTATAACATCAATAAACATGTTATGGGAGAAGAAAATTGTTGCACGGTAAATGACACAGAAATGAAAGGAAGAACACTTCTTCATTATGTTCCACATGGAATTAATGCCAAAACATTTCGTCCTTTTCTAAAAGACGACCAGGTTCTTCTAAAGAAACGAAAAGAACTGTTTGGTGGTAAGGATTATGACTTTACGATTTTTTACAATAGCCGAAACGTTCAAAGAAAGCGAACAAGCAACATCTTATTAGCATACAAAACCTTTTGTGATAATCTTCCAAAAGAAAAAGCTGATAAGTGTGTTTTAGTTCTTCACACCGAACCAAGACAAGATGCAGGAACGGATTTGATTGCTGTTAAGGAAGCATTTTGTCCTGATTACGATGTTATATTTTCAACGGCACGATTGACACCGGATGATATGAATTTCATGTATAACATCGCCGATGTAACTATTAATCTTTCATCAAACGAAGGTTTTGGTCTTTCTACGGCAGAATCATTAATGTCTGGTACGCCAATCATCGTTGCTGTCACCGGAGGTTTACAAGACCAAATCGGACAAGTAAAAGATGATGGTTCGGAGATTGTGTTTGATAAAAACTTTGGTTCAAATAACTGCGGAAAATATAAGAAACATGGTGTTTGGGTGAAGCCTGTATGGCCAGCTACACGAGTTATTCAAGGTTCGGTTCCAACTCCATATATTTTCGATGACCTTGCTAAATGGGAAGACGCAGCAGAAGCAATGTTATATTGGTATCTAATGCCTAAAGAAAAAAGAGTGGCTTGTGGATTAGAAGGAAGACGTTGGTGTTTAAACGAAGGTGGATTGAATGCCGAAAATATGTGTAATCAATTTGTAACTTGTATGGATTACACTTTAGAAAAATTCCGACCAGTAAAACAAGTCGGATTATTCACCGATAAAGATTACGTCGGCCATTTGATGCCAGGAAATATGGGATTTGAACTTCCTGTTTTTGATAAAGAAAAATTAAAACAAGAAGCGGAATCCGTTGTAGTATAATTACTTTACAAAACTGTAGCGTATAAGTTATATTAAGTGTTATGAAAGGCATACCACTCGGAGAAGTAAAATATAAAGTTTCTATAGAATTGACGAGTGGCTATGCAAAAGTTCCGTCACGAGCAAGTAATGGTGCAGCAGGATACGATTTATATGCAACGGAGGATACGTTGTTAAATTCAATGGAAAGAAAATTATTAAATACTGGCGTGAAAGTTTCTATACCGAAGGGATTTTATGGAAGACTTGCACCCAGAAGTGGTTTAGCACTAAAAAACGGCTTAGATGTGTTAGCCGGGGTTATAGATTCGGATTATACAGGAGAGGTTGGTGTGTTGTTGATCAATCTCTCCTGTGATCCGATAACAATAAAAACAGGTGATAGAATCGCCCAAATAATTTTTGAAAAGTGTTTCGATGTTGATTTTACCATTGTTGATGAATTACCTAAGACGGATAGAGGGACGGATGGATTTGGAAGTACCGGTATTAATGACGAAGAAGTAAAAAATTCAGTCACAAAACGTGATGGTGGATTTAACCATCCACACTTAAAAAAAGAAGATATAAAAGGTTCTTTATTAGAAAGATTTAATAGAACAAACGTGGATGTTCCTAAACCTGCGAGTTATGAAAAACAGGTTAAAGAACGAGAACAAGGAATGAAATGAAAAAAGTTTTACAGCCAGAAGTCAAAGAGATATCAGAATTTCGTTGTGACATTCATAATGATAGAGAAGCTTGTGTTCAATTGACTTTGGCCGCTGGTTATGGAAGTAAATATGATTTACAAGAAATAAGATTGGATTTATGCGACGAGTGTGCTGACAATCTTATACACGATTTAAAATTAAGATTCGGTGACGTAGTTAAATTGAAAGATATTGTATTATGAGTAAACCTATTTGTGTATTTCAAGCTCCACTCTGGACAAGAAGTGGATACGGTGATTGGGCTATGGCTGTAGCAAAGAGTCTCAACCGATATGATAAATTCGACTTACATTTAATTCCTACTCGTTGGGGTGGATGTAGCAGAAAACATTTATCAAGTCAAGTGTTAGATAATGAAGAGCTACAGTTATTTAATAAGGTACTAAGAACACAGTTGACTCGTCAACCCGAATTGTATATTCAATGTACAATTCCACCGGAATTTCAGCCTGTTGGTAAATTCAATATTGGTATGACTGCTGGTATTGAAACTACCGTGGCTCGTGGAGATTGGATTGAAGGATTAAACAGAATGAATATGAATATTGTCACTTCCGTTCATTCTAAGAATGTTCTTGAGGGAGCATCTTATACAAAGAATGTTCCTAATCAACCACCCGTTCAACTAAAATCCGTTAAGCCGATGGAAGTTGTATTTTGGGGTGCTGACACGACAATCTATAAAAAAACTGATGAAAAGGTAGAATCCATTGAATCAACGCTGAATGATATTCCGGAAGATTTCTGTTTCTTGTTTGTTGGACAATGGACTAGTGCAAATCTCTTTAATGACCGAAAAGACATTGGCAATCTTATCAAAACTTTCAGTGAAACCTTCAGAAATTGGAAGGGCAGTCAAAAGCCACCAGCACTCATTCTGAAGTCGAGTGGTGCGGCAATTTGTAACGGAGACAAATACGAAATGATTAATAAGTTAAAGGCTATTCGTCTTCTTATTGCTGGTAGTCCAGAAAAAGTTTCGGAACTTCCTAATGTATATTTGGTTTACGGAGATTTAACCGATAAAGAAATGAATGCTTTGTATAACCACGATAAGGTCAAAGTTCATGTTTCTTTTACTCACGGAGAAGGATACGGGCATCCTCTTCTTTTGGCATCATTGAGTGGAAAACCACTTATGGCTCCAAATTGGAGCGGTCATCTTGACTTTTTGAATCCTAAATATACAAAATTATTGGATGGACAATTGGCTCAACTTCCTCCAGATGCAGTCAACGAATGGTTGATTGCAGAATCAGGATGGTTCAATGTAAATTATAGTCAGGCCCAAGATTCATTAAAGAATGCATTCTATCATTACGGTGCATATCTTGAAAAGGCCGAAAATCTACGTCTCGAAAACAGTGAAAAGTTTTCGATGAAATCAATGGATGTTCTTTTACACGGAGTATTAGACAAATACGTTCCTAAATTTGCTGTTGAACAAAAATTAGTTCTTCCAAAATTAAAGAAAGTAGAATTGCCTAAATTGGTTAAGAAGGATTAATATGACTCCGGAAACACAAATATTGTTAAATTTACACCGATATTTTTTACAAACACGGCAATGTGGTCATACTACCGCTTTAGTTCGTGGTGCTGAGAATGTTGATGCTAAGGTTCTTGTTCATTCTCTGGGAATGAAAGATATTCTTAAAAAAGTCAGTAAAAATAAAAAAGACTTAGATACTATTACTTTTTCCGACCTTAATAATGGAAGCATACTGGCAGGATTTAAAAAACCATTGGTAATTGATAATGCTACCATGACCATTTTATTAAAGTATGCTTTGGAAAGAATTGCCCATCTCGAAAAGGAGAATTATGCTCTTAAAGAAATGGTCAAATAAATATGAAAATAAGTTATTTGGTAACGTGTAAAAATGAAACCACCACCCTTGATGAATTACTAAATTTAGTTTGGGTGGCTGCCTGTTCCATGCCTGAGGATGAAGTAGTGATTGTTGATGATTTTTCGGATAATCCAGAAACTCAAAAGATTCTCGATAACTATAAGAGTAAAGAAAGAGTAAGATTACTTCAACACCCTCTTAATAATAACTACGGAGAACATAAAAATTGGGGAACACAACAATGTAAGGGTGATTACGTTTTTCAAATTGATGGCGACGAGTTACCTTCTTCAAATTTAGTCGGCGAAACCCTCCACGAAATAATAAAAAGTAATCCGACCATAGAACTCATTTTTGTTCCAAGAGTTAACGACTTTAATGGTGTTACACCATCTCATGCTTCTCAGTGGGGATGGAGAATAACATATTCTAAAGAATCGAACAAACCAATTGTTAATTGGCCAGATTATCAAGGAAGAATATACAAAAGAGAATATCCAAGAATTCATTGGTTCAAAAGACTACATGAATGCATACAAGGAATGAATGAATATAGCCTTCTTCCATGTGATGATGAATCTTTATCTTTATTACATCGTAAAACAATAGAGAAACAAATTGCAACAAATTTGGGTTACAACAAAAATTTTACCGAATCTGAAAATAAGGGACAAGGATAATATGAAGACTGTTCACAAACCTTGGGGAAGAGAAGAATGGTTAGAATTAAACGACCGTTATTGTTATAAAAGAATATACATTAACGCCGGATATAAAACCAGCTATCAATATCATAATTTCAAAAGAGAAACGAATTATATCATTTCTGGAGAAGCTGAAATATGGTTAGAAAATGATAATGGAGTAGTTGAAAAGAAGATAATGAAGGCAGGAGAATATTTCAATGTCACCCCTCCAAAAAAACATCGAGTCATTGCAATAACCGACATAGTTCTTCAAGAAGTATCAACTCCTGAAGTTGATGATGTTATTAGAATCGAAGATGATGCCAAAAGAAAAGACGGAAGAATCGAATCGGAACATAAAACTCCGGCCGTTCTTATTTTATCTGCTGGTTTGGGAACTAGATTGAAAAAACTTACCGAACATATCAATAAGTCTCTAGTTCCTCTTAACAATAAAGCCGTATTATCACATATCATCGAAAAATTTCCAAAGGAATATGATATAGTTATTGCTATTGGTCATAAAGGAGATTTAATAAAGGAGTATTGTAGTTTAGCACACTCAGATCGAAAAATAACTTATGTAGATGTAGATAATTTTGATGGACCTGGGTCTGGACCCGGACACTCTACATTAAAATGTAAGGATTATTTACAACGACCATTTTACTTAACCACTGCTGATTGTATATTAACCGATTCTTTGCCTCACTTGGATGGTAATTGGTTGGGATGTCATCCAACTTCTTATCCTGAAAAATATTCTACTGTTATGGTCGATGAAAATAATGAAGTCGTTTCATTTGTAAACAAATCAGAACATGGTCATGATTTGGCATTCATTGGATTGGCTGGAATAATGGATTATTCTGTATTTTGGAAATCATTAGAGACACATATACAAAAAGGTGAAGTAGTTTCGGCTTGGTCCGACCCATCGGAATATTCACAATTAAAAGTAAAAACCTTAGAGTGGTTAGATGTAGGTAATTTGGATGACTTAGATACAGCGAGAAAGGTATTAAACGAATCTCCATTATCTCTTTCCAAAGATGTAGGAGAATTTACTTATAAAGTAGGTAATAAATTTCTAAAATTTAACCATGACCGAAAAATAACTGAAAACAGAACTATCCGTGCAAAACATTTGTTTGGATTGATTCCTTCAGATTTCCGTTCTACGGAGCATTTCATATCTTATAATTGGTCCGAAGGGAAGACCTTATATCAATACGATAATGTAGAATTATATCAAAAATTTTTGGTGTGGTTTTCATCAATTGCAAAAGATGCTGTATTAGAATGTGAATCCATTAAAGAATTTTACATAGACAAAACCAATGATAGAATTAAAAAATTCACACAAAAATACGGAGAAAAATATTATAAAGAATCATTGTGTATAAATGGAAAACTCTATCCATCTTTAAAATCCTTGTGGGAAGTAAATAAATCGGATTGGTTCATCTTTTCTCGGAGATATAAACAATTTCACGGCGACCTACAGTTTGATAATATCATATACAATTCTTCAAAATCATTTAGTTATTTGGATTGGAGAGATTCTTTCGGAAAAAATGTAGATGGTGGAGACGTTTGTTATGATATAGCTAAACTGTATGGTGGTATGTTAATACCCTATGATAAAATGAAAGATAATAGAAACGTATCTTTAGTAGAAAGTTTCCCGAGTGTCGATTATACCATTCTTACGAACGAAAAGTTAATATCAATGTTACCTCAATTTTTTAGTTGGGCATTCGGTCATGGTATAACAAAAGAAGGATTGAATAGATTAACTGCAATCATATTCATTAATATGGCTCCACTTCACGATGAAGTATTCGGGAAGGCTTTATGGTGTAAAGGAATACAAATGCTTCATGAAAATAACTAAAGACACAAGAATATACTGTTCATTTTCCTTAAAAGCAGGAAATAATGGATGTCATTTCTTTAATTCCCATTTTCAAACCCATAAAATTGATGCAATCTACCGTTCATTCTCCGTTAATAACATTTATGATGCTTTATTTTCAGCCAAAACACTAAAGTTTTCAGGGTGTGGAATATCAATGCCCTTTAAAATTACGGCATGTGAATACGTCGATGAATTAAATTGGACGGTAGAACGGTGTGGTGCCCTAAATACGGTCGTATTTGACGATGGAAAATCAATTGGCTACAATACCGATTTTGTTGCCGCTTATCGGATGTTGGGTATTTATAATCCAGATAATAGAAAAATATATATTCTTGGATCAGGCGGGTTATCAAAAGCATACCAATCTGCGTGTAGAGACAAAAAAATAGAATTTATTATTTTAAATAGACAAAACATTAATAAAGTGTTTGAGTTAAAGAACGAGATTATCTTTAATTGCACTCCATTGTTTTTGGATGTAAAAAATAATGTCTATATCGATTGTTCGGTAGATACAGAAAGAGGACATGAATTCTTTTTATATCAAGCCTGTGAACAATTTAAACTTTATACGGGATATGAAATATCAAATACCTAAACTTTTCGTCGGACCTGTTTCAAAAAATACCGTCGATTCAGTAATTGAGTATTCTAATGAACATGATGTTCCTCTTGGTTTAATTCCTTCCCGAAGACAAATTGATTGGAATGGTGGATATGTAAATGGGTGGAACACCGAAACTTTTTGTGAATACGTTCGTGCCAAAACAAAAAATGTAATCATTCAACGAGATCACGGTGGTTCCAATCAAGGAATATTAGATGATGACGGTGAAAGGTCTTTTTTGGAAGATAACGTGTTCATGGATATAATCCACATAGACCCTTGGAAATTGAATATTAATTTCGATGATGGTATTAGGGAAACAATACATTGGTTAAATAGATTAGATAATCCTAACGTAAAGTTTGAAATAGGAACCGAACAATCGATTCGAAAAATGGATATAGAATTGGCTGAAAGGTTTCTAAAAAGAGTGGCAAAATCTACTCCCGGTAGAATTTTTTCTAAGATTCAATATTTTGTTATTCAATCCGGAACGTCTTTGATGGAAAATTCTCAAACCGGAACATATTGTCCGGACACATTATTAGATTTCGTTGCCCTTTCGAGAAAAAATCTATTATACACTAAAGAACATAACGGAGATTATATTTCATCCAAGGAAATACGTAATAAATTTAAATTAGGATTGGATTCTATCAATCTCGCTCCGGAGTTCGGTATGATTGAAACTTCTTGTATTTTAAAGGAATTAGATGAAGAAGGAGAAGAAGATTTACTGAATCATTTTTATTCTATTTGTTATAAATCTGACACTTGGCGTAAATGGATAGGGAAAGATTTTGATGTAAATGATAAAGAAAGATTGATTAAAATCTGTGGGCACTATTTGTTTTCGACACCTGGATTCGAAAAAATTAAATACAATATGAGAGATTTGGATAAAGAAATAAAATTCAAAATGAAAGAAAGAATACATGAAATCGTTAAACAATAAAGCCAAGACCATCTTTTGTGATATTGACGGGACAATCCTCAACCATGCAGGAAAAATAGACGACCTTATTTATCAACTTAGAAAGCCAGAATATCAATTGGGTGCTAAACTTTTAGAAGGAGTGAAGGAACGATTTCAAGAGTGGGAAGAGAGAGGATATAACATTATTCTCACTACCGGCAGGCGAGAGTCTTTAAGAGAAGTGACCGAAAAACAATTGTTAAGATTAGGAATCAGTTATGACCAATTAATAATGGGTATTGGCGGAGGTCAACGAGTTCTTATCAATGACTTAAAACCTAACAGTACCGAACCTACTGCTATAGCCATTTGTTTGAAACGTGACGGGGGTATGAAGAATGTCAAAATATGATAAAAATGATATCACATAGAGGTAATGTTCATGGTCCTGACTTAAACAAAGAAAATCATCCTGATTATATCTTGGAAGCTGTGAAATTGGGATTTGATGTAGAAATAGATGTATGGAGACTTCCTAATGGTAAGTGGTGGCTCGGGCACGATGAACCACAATACACCGTTACTATGGAATTTTTAAGAAATCCGGTATTTTGGTGTCATGTAAAAAATTCGGATGCATTAAATTATTTTAGAGAACATAGTAATCACTGCCATTATTTTTGGCACCAATCGGATGATTATGTACTTACATCAAGAGGAATCGTATGGGTTCATTCTAAGAAACATCTTATACCAAAATCAGTTTGTGTTTTGCCTGAATTAGGAATACACGGGGATATTCGACAATGTTATGGAGTATGTAGTGACTTCATTGAAAAATACAAATACACTCTATATGAAACAGCCAATAAAGAAGATTAAATTAGTAATATTAGACATAGACGGTGTATTAACGGATGGAACAAAGGTATATGATTTAAACGGGAAAGTCATTGGAAAAAGATTCAATGATAAAGATTTCACTGCAATAAAAAGACTGAAAGCATCGGGAGTGAAAGTATGTTTTTTAACTGGAGACTTAAATGTAAACGAAGAAGTTGCAAAGAAACGGGGCATTGACTTATTCTTTTCAAGAACTGCTGACGGTTCATTAAGTAAAAAATCGTTTTTACCAACTTTATATGAAGTGTATGATGCCGACCAGTCTTCTACGGTATATGTGGGCGATGATTTGTTTGATTTAGATATTATCGAAGAACTCACATGGACATACTGCCCAAAAGATGCCATTTTTGACATTAAAATGAATTGTCATAATGTTTTAAGGGTAAATGGTGGTGAGGGCGTAGTTGCAGACTTATATCTCGAATTAGTTACGAAAGGAATGATAATTCCTGCTTCTCTTGAAACTATTATAGAAATAGATAGAATCGAGTCAATGACAGCTTTAAAGAAATGAAAGACCTTATTATATATGGTAACTTGATTCGTGATAAGATTCATCTTTGTGAAGATGAATTTGTGATGGGTCAACCCAATAATAATTGCCATATAATAGATTCGGTTGGTGGAATAGGCAATCACGTAAAAACCATCGAATTAACAGGATTAGATTTATCTTATTCCACAAAGTTCATAATGGGCACCGAATATGATCCCATATCTCAAGCAACGGTGATTGTGGATAAAAAGGACGGTAAAAAAAGAAAGACGAGTTCGGTAAAATGGGGTGCCGACACGAGATTAAGTGCAGAATACATACAACATGAGTCGGCTCAATGGCATCATATTTCTTATTTAGATGCTCTTCCGAAAATAACCGTAGAAGATGTTATTCAAATGGGAAATTCTTGTGAATTTGTTTCGGTAGATTTTTGTGGAGCAAATTTTCCTTATGATGAACGAATTTTTAACTGGTTGGATTTTATCATAACATCCGATACAGAAATAAATAAAATACCTCCACATTTACATCACAAGTGTATAATACATTCACCGACTGAAACTATATATTTTGATGAAGTGCATGGATTTCAACATATAAAAAATCCTATTCCCTTCGACGAAGATATTTGTATATTAGGAGCAGGAGATGCTTATTGTGTATCTTTTATCTTTCAATTCTTAAAAACGAGGTCTATGAAAGAATCGATAAAATTTGCTCATACAAATGCTTACAAATATTTAGTTTTAAAATTTCCTAATAATGGTTATGAAGAAAAAATACAACCTCTTAATTCCGATTGCTGGATTAGGTAGTAGGTTCGTAAAAGAAAACTACTTCCTTCCAAAGCCTCTAATTTTAGTAAACAATCGTTCCATCATTGAATGGACAATGGATTGTGTTGACCATTCAAACTGTAATATCATCTTTATAGTCCGTAGAGAACATATTGTAGATTTTAACATCGATGGATATCTCCGAGCGAAATTTGGAAATGATATAACAATAATCGAAGTGGATAAAACGACTGAGGGCGCAGTATGTTCGTGCCTATTAGCCGAATCACATATTGATAACGACCTTCCTCTAATTATCCATTGTTCGGATATTTATTTTGAACCAAAATTTGACCCGGCTTCATTGGACGGTCTTCTCATGGATGGTGTAATATTGACTTTCAAATCCAATAGCAAAAATTACAGTTATGTAGAACTAAATGAAGAATCGGTCGTTACTAAAACAGCCGAAAAACAGGTTATTAGTCCAAATGCAGCCGTTGGTATCTATTGGTATAAACGAGGAAGTGATTTTGTCAAGTATGCAAAGAATATGATTCAGAGAAACATCCGAACGAATAATGAATTTTTCATTTGTCCGCTTTACAATATATTCATAGAAAATGGACATAAGATTCTTACAAAGCCGGTAGAAAAAATGCATGTATTTGGAACACCCGAAGAACTTAGATTCTTTGTAAATAACAGTCTTCGAACATGGCCTGATAGAAAACATACTGTTGCTTTGTGTAGTGACCATTCAGGATTTGAAACGAAGGAAGAATTCAAAAAGATTTTGACTTTTCATGGAATATCGTATGTTGATTTTGGTGTTCATGATAAAACTATAGATAGAGATTATTATGAATATGTTCATGCAGCCGCAGATGCGGTCACGAATGGTCAATGTAATTTTGGCTTTGGATTTTGTCGAAGTGGGCAAGGTGTAAATATAACTGCAAATAAGATGAAAGGTATTCGTTCTGCTTGGGTGAACGATGGTTATTTGGCAGAAATGGCAATAAGACACAATTGTTGTAACTTTTTTTCGTTACCTGCAAAATACAATACAGCCGATACTTTCCGAGACATAGCTCTGGCATGGAAAAACTCTACGTTTGATGGTGGAAGACATCAGCAGAGAGTTTATAAAATAGAAACATTATAATACTAATGTCTATAAAAATAACAACTAAAAAATTTGTAGGTCGTTCTACAAAAATACATAAAGGAAAGTATAATTACACCCACGTAAAATATGAAGGATGTTTTAAAAAAGTTTGTATTAAATGTCCAGAACATGGAAATTTTTTTCAGTTAGCATCAACCCATTTACAAGGAAGTGGATGTCCAAAATGTAAACACAACACTCAATGGGGTTCTGACAAATGCAGAGCAGAAAAATTCTTTATTAAAGTTAAAAAAATACACAATGGTATATACGATTACAAAAAATCAAAATATAAAAATATATATTCTAAAATAGAGATAGTGTGTCCTACACATGGTTCTTTTTGGCAAAGACCATATAATCATTTAAAAAATAAATGTACATACTGTGCAAAGAATTTCAAATTAAATAGAAGGAATTTTATTCTTAAATCTAATGAAATACACAAAAATAAATACAATTACTCTTTAATTGATTATAAGAACATAAGAACAAAAGTTTGTATTAAATGTCCAGAACATGGAAATTTTTTTCAATTTCCTGATTCTCATTTGAGAGGAAAAGGATGTCCAAAATGCTCATACACCATATCGAAACCAGAAACCAAATTTCTTGATTATTTAAAAATAAAAAATAGAAATGTTTACGTAAAACCATTCAAAGTGGATGGAATCAATTACAAAACAAATACTATTTATGAATTTCTAGGAGATTACTGGCATGGGAATCCAGAAAAATATAAAGCAAAAAATATAAATCACCATAATAAAAAATCGTTTGGAAAATTGTATAAAGATACTTTAAAAAAATTTGATAGATTAAAAAACATGGGTTACAATATAAAATATATTTGGGAAAATGATTGGAAAAAATTTAAAAAATTTCCCAACAAAAAATTAAAAATATATGATTTTTGAAAATGTAATTACATACTTGCATCAATGGCCTGATTTCAAAATCAATATCATAGATGTTGGTTGTCACAAAGCAGGATTTCTACACGGATTTAAACGTAAATTAACAAAGGATAGTTTTTGGGTAGGTATTGATGCGTGTGATTATGGTATCGGCGGACAATACGATGTATTCGTAAATAAAGCCGTTGATAATGTAGCAAAAGACGAAATTCGACAATTTAATGAGTATGTAGAATCAGGATGCAATTCTCTTCTTCCTATGAATATGGAAATTCTAACGGGAGATAATTCCGAATACGAAAAGAAATGGTATATTGGAAAAACAGCCGAACAATTATCCGTGGTGAAAGAACAAAAGACTGTAACAAGAGACGTAAATGTATCTTCATTACATTCGATTCTATCTTTCATGCCACGGTTTACAAATGAAATGATTCACTTTATAAAAATCGACACTCAAGGAAATGATATTAATGTTGTTAAGAGCATGAAAGAATTCAGAGATAAAACATTATTCATTCAAATGGAGTGTGTTTCCAGTCACAATAAGAATATAGTTTTATATAAAGGACAACAAATCATGGAAGATGATATAAAAGATATGGAAGAAATGGGATTCATGGTTTATGATTTTGTAGATTATGGAGCCAATAGAACAGCTGGACCAGAAGCCGATGTTGTATTCTATAACAAAAAATTAGTGGAGATGGAATGAAAATAACAGAAGGAAAAAAATTCAAAAATGGCTGGTACATTGGGGCATTTGAACCATCAATTTTGAATACCAAGGATTTTGAGGTATCACATCAATTTCATAAAAAAGGATTTGTATCCACACCCCACTATCATAAAATTTCTAATGAATATAATTATATTGTTAATGGTTCGGTTTTAGTTAATCATCAACATCATTTAAAAAGAGGGGATACGTTCATTTACGAACCAAACGAAATTTCGGATGTAGAATTCTTAGAAGACACAGATATGATAGTGGTTCGAGTTCCTTCTGCACCCGGAGATAAATACGAAGTATGAGAGTTGCATTATGTTTGTCAGGACAACCAAGATTTGTAGAAAAGGCATACCCTTATATCTACAATCATCTTATTGTCCCTAATTGTGCGGATGTTTTCTTTCATACATGGTTCTCAAAAGATGATGTAAATAAAGCATATCGAAATGATACCGGTTGGACAAATCATCCAAACAATAAAATTCCAGAAAATACTGAAGAGATTCTTTTAGGTCTTTACAAACCAAAATCTCACTTGTTTGAGAAACAAAGAACCTTCAAAAATAAGTCATGGAACGTAGATAAAACGATTCAAAAATTTTGTAGTCATCTTGAAAGAGATTACTTTGTAAATATGATGCATTGTATGTGGTATAGCATACACAAATCCAATGCTGTCAAAGAGATTTATAGATATGAACAGGACATAGTTTACGATTATGTTATACGATGTAGATTCGACGCCATCGTGCCACGTCCGTTATTATGTTCTGAATTAGACCCTAATATTCTTCATTTGAGTCATGACAGACAACAACCAAATATGTTAGATGATTGGTTCGCTGTGTCTTCGACAAAAAATATGAACGTATATACAGATTGTTACAATTTAATGGATGCGGCGTATGAAATAGGAATGAAACGAGATGGATTGGTATGTAATGAAATTTTAATACATGATGTGGTTAAACAATTCAACATACCTACAACAATAATACCGAATTTTAAAATTGAATTCGTAAGACCTTGGACATAATATGATAAAATTAGCAATTCTTGATATCGACGGTGTTCTTACTGATGGAACAAAAGTAGTCAACGTGGATGGACAATCCATCGAAAAACAATTCAATGACAAGGATTTTGTTGCTATAAAGAAACTTCAAGCATCAGGCGTATCGGTGTGTTTTTTAAGTGGAGACAAAAACGTTAATGAAGCCGTAGCAAAAAAGAGAAGCATCGATTTCTATTTTGCACATACCGGTGCAGGTCACATGAGTAAAAAGGATTTCTTACCAATGTTGCTAAATAAATATAAAGCCACAAAGGATGAAACCGTTTACATAGGAGATGATTATATAGATGTTGAGATAATGAAAGAATTGACACACACCTATTGTCCTATGGATGCAACAGAAGAAACAAAAGAAGCAGCAAATACTATGTTATTGAGACGTGGTGGTGAAGGAGTAATATCAGATTTATATCATGATTTAGTTAATGAAAACTTAATAAATCCTTGCACATTCCAACAATTTCTTGAAGTAGATAGAATCGAAAAAGAAAAAAGAGAAAGACTCGTCAGAAATATGTTATGATAATTACTAATGTATCGCGTTTGGGAGATTTTCTTCTAACTCTTCCTGTTGCTTCTTGGATTCACAAAAATCAAGGAGAAAAGATACATTTTGTCTTGAGCGATAATTTTCCTCTATATAAAAAGATAGAACCTCTATTGCGTCTTCAACCATTCACCGAAAATGTTTCTTATGTAAATGTTGGAACCAATGCTTTCGACCCCTCTCATTGGTGCTTTAATCCTCAACAATTTTGTATCGAAGGTAACTATCTAAACATGGGATTTTGGGAATATCCTGGAAAATATTTACCACAATTTTATGCCGAAAGATATGGATTAGGAGTAGATAATGATTTTGTTATTACTGTTGGAAACAATGATGTCGAAAAGACGGAACCATATTCTGTGTGGATAGAATCGTCTCCATATCGTGAAGAGTATGGAAAATTAAAATCGATAGTTCCTTATGATTGTATCGAACTTAAATCAGATTTCATAAGTGACGCGGTGTATGCTAAAAATGCTGATACGGTGTATTCCACAATGGGTGGATTCATGATTATTTTGGATTTAATGAATGTTCATTGTAAGGTATATGCTCCAATGAATTTATTAGAAACAAAATATCTTTACTATCGTAATAATCACGAGTATTTTTGTTTATGAAAATATTAGTTTGTATTCCTAATTACGGAACGGGAAATAGAGAACACTTAAAAAGAACTCTATTGGAATACTCTACATATAAAAATTATGAGTTGGAAATTCATCTTCTTTTAACTGATGAAATAGACGTTTCCGAGTTCACTACTCTTAAAATCATAAAACACTTTTATCCTAAAGACATCGGACATTTCTTGACTCACACTCACAAACAGATTTTTACCCAAAACATAGAATTGTTTGATTACTTTTTATACATTGAAGATGATATTCTGTTGAGAGAGGTTTCCGTAGATTTGTTTATGGAAGAATCTAAAATTCTTCCTCCAAATTTTGTTTGTGGATTTCTTCGATTTGAATATAAAAAGGATGAAGATTATTGTTATTTGATAGACTGTCATCCAGAACATTCTGTTCATAGAAATGGTAAAGGCATCATTAGAAACAATTATAACATTGTTGGTAATGACTATTTGGAATTACACAACGTTCATCAGGGGTGTTATCTTCTTTCTAAGGTTCAATTGCTGTTTGTAATTAAAAGTGGATGGTATTTTCATGACCATAGACACGGAGGATACGCTGGTATATTGGAATCTGCTGCATCGGACGTTTATTTTAGGTGTGGAATAATAAAAGTCACACCAAGAAATAAAATAAATGAACTAATCATTCATCACTTGCCGAATAAATATGTAAATATGTTGCCGAATGTATATCGTGATGATATAGTTCCCGATGCCAATAAATTAAAGGTTATAGAAAATGAATCCAATCGTATTATATTGTAAATCCTATTGTAATGACGTTCAGAGAGTCAAAATACTTCTTGATTCTGTAGAAAAACACAACAAGGATGGCATTCCATTTTACATCTCCGTTCCTTCTACGGATATTACTATGTTTAAAATGGTTTTAGGAGAACGGTCAACTTATACTCTCATCACCGACGAAGAAATTTTAGGAAACAACCTTGAACAATCATGGGTGAACCAACAAATTGTTAAGGTGTCCTTCTGGAAGTTGAAGAACTGTTTCAACTATCTAGTTTTAGATTCGGATAGTTATTTCATTCGTGACTTCTTCATCAAAGATTTCATTTATGACGGTGTAATTCCTTATACTGTAATTCATCAACAAAAAAATTTATTTGAATGGACGTGTAAAAATAAGAATATATTGGGATTTGACCCATCTATTTCATTTGGCGAATGTAGATATCCCATTATGGAATTATTTGGTAGGAAAGGAAAAATATATGATTTTGGTCCATGTCCGTTCATAAGCTCATGTTTAGTATGGGAATCTTTGGAAGAAAATTATATAAAACCAAATAATTTAAAAATTGAAGATTTAATACGGTTAATTTCTTCAGAATTTTCTTGGTATGGAGAAACTCTTTTAACATGGAAACCTATAGAACTACACCCTATAGAACCTCTGTTTAAAGTTATGCATTACTTGGATCAATACCAAGAATATAAACGATTAGGATATACAGAAAAACATTGGTCAGAAAATTATTTAGGAATAGTTTGTCAAAGTTCTAGTGGGCTTCCGTTAAAATATTAATTATGAATGATTTGACCATAAGAAAAAATCATTTTTTAAATAATTCCAATAAAATTCATAAAAATAAATATGATTATTTAAAATCCAATTATATTAATAATTCCACAAAAATAGAAATAATTTGTCCTTTTCATGGTTCTTTTTTTCAAGTTCCGTATAACCATTTATTAGGAAGGGGATGCAATAAATGTGCTATAGAAAATAAAAAACAACAAAACACAAAAACAACAAAACAATTTATAATTGATGCTAGGAATATACACGGAAATAAATATGATTATTCTCTTGTAGAATATAAAAGATGGAACATTTTTGTTAAAATTATATGTAAAAAGGGCCATTGTTTTTTTCAAACTCCAAATAGTCATCTCAATGGAAACGGATGTTCTATTTGTTCAGGGAATATAAAGTCAAATACAGAAGAATTTATTAAAAAGGCCAAAAAAATTCACGGTAACAAGTATGGTTATCAATTTATATGTTATAAAAATAATAGAAAAAAATTAAAAATTGTTTGTTTCAAACACGGAATTTTTTATCAATCCGCTCACGATCATCTCAGAGGTAATGGGTGCATAAAGTGTGGTATAAATATCATAATTAATAAATTGTCTTTATCTAGAAAAGAATTTATTAATAAATCCAGAAAGATACATGGAAACAAATATGATTACACCAAAGTAAATTATATCAACTATTCTAGTAATATTGAAATAATTTGTAAAAACCACGGCTCTTTTTTTCAAACCCCCAATAATCACTTACAAGGAAAAGGATGTATAAAGTGTACATGGTTGATATCTAAGCCCGAAAAAGAATTTTTAAATTTACTAAATATTCCTCTACGCAATATTCGTTTAAAAGAATGGAGGTCTAAATCGGTAGATGGTTACGACCCAAAAACAAATACTGTCTATGAATTTCTAGGAGATTACTGGCATGGAAATCCGAATATATTTTCACCAAATAAAATTAATAAAGACACTAAAAAATCATTCGGAGAATTATACAGAGATACTATATTAAAACTTGAAAAA